CTGGCAAAGAATTTGTTTACATCGAAAGCGACAATGCCCACGGCTTAATCCTTTTCGGTGGCCTTTACCACTCCGGAAGCGGGCTTGTCTTGGTCAACAGGCTCTAAACCGGTTTTGTTTTTGGCCCGGTCTCTGGCTTCGGCTTCGGTGTTCACGCGCTTTTCATGCGCGAAAACCAAGCCATTAACCACGGCGGGATTATCCTTGTATGCCGCAAGCCAAGCCTCAAACCACTCTTTTTCTACGCTTTCCGTGATTCCATGCCCACCGACAATAAAGGCGGAATTGGCCCCGTTTAGCGTTACCCGCTTGCCCGCATAATCAAGATGCAAGCCGTTTGGAATTTTGCAACCGACTGATACTAATGGCATAAATCCTCTAAAAGTTTGTTATGCTTCCTTATGTTTTCAGAAGCGGTTATTATTCTAAGATTATAATGCACATGTAACCCGGATACTGTTTTACCTTTTAGAGGTATAATGTGGTCTACATGGTGAATTATTCCGGTTTCCTTTGTTAGCTTTGTTCTTTCCTTGTATATCTCTCTAATCTTTTCAATGTCGGCCCATGCTGGCGTTCGGTTTATCTTTCTACAGTGTTTTGTTATTGATTGTTCTGTGCATTCACCGGGATGTTCTTTTCTCCATGCCTTCGCTCTTTCTCTTTCTTGTTCAGCATGTTTTTCCCTGTATATGGATTGTTTATATTTTTCTTTTTCATTATTTTTATAATAATAGTTACGCTGGCATTCTCTGGCTTTTTCTATTCTTTCTTTTCTAGCTTGATTTCTATTTAAATTATATCTTTCCTTGTTTAGCAATCTTCTTTTCTTGCCATCGGCTATTCTTACTTCTTTATTTTCAGTGGTTTCTTTATCCATCCTTGATAAATAATATTTTCTATTTTGTTCAGCCGATCTTTTTTGTGTCAAACAAAGTAATTTATTTTCATTCCATTCTTTATTTATGCACTCTTTGCATTTTGTTCTTACACCGTATTTTCCGCTAATTTTCTTTGCAAAGTTGTCAACGGTTTTTATTACTCCGCATTTCGCGCATTTCTTCTCATTCATAACAAGCACCAGTTTTGCTTTCAGTATTTGGAAACATGCGGCAAACCTTACTGAAGGGCTTTTCGGATGGCCGTCCTAGCCGCATGTAATTTTGTTTTCGCCTACATTATAGCATTAAACGCCATACATAGAGCTTATAGCCACAGGCCGCTTGATGATAGCCCCCCATGCGCCCTGACTCTTCTTCTGTTTCCAGCTTGACAAACCCGTGACGACCGGATGCGCCCGCATTTTATCGGTGAAAGCGCAATAGCCTGTTTTGATACCGTCCACTTCCTCAACGATCAATTGCAGCAATTGCGCATTGCCCGTGCCAGCGGTCGAGTATTCAACAGCGGATTCGATGGTCAAATTAGGGAAGTTTTTCTTTAACTGATCCGACACATTGACGTTATACTGGTTAGTTTTCGTCAAGTTCGTTTCAATTTCCGGCGACATACAAAGCTTCATTCGCGCTTCGCGGTCGATAATCCCTTTCAACTGCGTTTGCAACTGGGTATAAAGCAACTGGATGTCGCCATATACTGCCGCGCCGTCTTTGGTACTCCAAAGCGTACCGCTGCCCGTGCCGGTAGTGCCGGGAGTAATCGAAGCGGGCAGGGAAGGATCATTCAGAAGGCCATAATTGATAAGGCCGGAAACGCCGAAGAAGTAGATTTTGTTCTGAACCTTGGATAATACCAGCGCACTAGCCACGTTTAGATTTGCGGCATGGTCGATTTTACCCGCGCCATACATCGCCAATTCCTGTTCGCCCCATTGTGTGATGGTTTGATAATGGTATGACTCACGGGGAATCCAGTTGTAGTTACTGCCAGTGCTGCCATTTTCGGAGAAATCGCCGTAACTGGAAACCTCGCCAGTCGATTCGGCAATAGGGAATTGCGCGGTCTTTTTTGTCCAATCGCCTTCCTTTTTCTCGCCAAGAATCTTTGCAGCCTTCATCGGCGTGACCAATACCCGGACTAATTCAGGGTCAAGCCAGTTTGCCAGATAAGCGGGAATGCCCGCGTTTGATACGGTAATCAGCGACGGCTGCGCGTCAACAGCCATGCCAAAGTCGTTGGAGAATTGCTTGTCAATCGCGCCGCGCACATCCGGGATATGGATACCGTATTCCCGCTCGGCTTTGCGCAAATCAGCCATGAATTTTGCTTGGTCTAACATTTGTATATCCCTCTAGGGGTAATGTGCGCGTCTCACGACGCGGATTAGTTTAAAACCCCCGGAATAAACACGGGGGATAGGGAATTAACCCCAGCTTGAAATCTTCGCCAGTTCGCCAGCCGCCGCCGTGCTGCGCACAGTAAAGCCGGTTTCGACGGCGGTCGTAGCCGTGCCAGTGCTGCCGGTATGTGTGCCTGTAGCCGCCGCGCTAATGATGTAGGTTCCTGCCCCGCCTGTACCCGTGCCGAGTGCCGTAATATACGCTCCTGCCGGAATGTCGGTTCCGCTAACCGGCTGGCCTATGCCTAGCACCATGCCGGTATTGACCGCCGTGACCGTGATCGTGGTGGACGTGGCAGAGTTGAAAGTGAATGTATTGGTGGGCGCGGTAGCCGTTGCTGCGGCGCTCAAACTGCCGTCGAGAAGGTTAGCGTAGACTTTCTGGCCGATGGTCGCGCCGCCTGCAAACCTTCCCCAAAAATCGCCTTGGATGAACGCGGTGACGGCCATGCCTGCGGGGATGACAAGCGAATCGCCATCTAGCCAAGCTGTGATAAGCGCTTGCGCGTCGCGATGGATGAATCCGATTTGCGATGATGCTTGCCAGAAGCTTTTGGCTACGCCAGCCGCCGCCCATGCGAATCGGCCAACAATCACGCCAAGCGAACCGGCAACTAATGCGCCCTCGCCAGCAAGCATCGAAGCCCGCGGATTTGCGCTTGCAAAATCGCCTTCTACGGCGGGAGCAAGGTATTGATTGATGGTTTTTTGAAATGTATCGGTCATTTGTGAATCCTGCTAGTGCGGAAAGACAACGCTATCACAGCGATGTCGGAACGCCTCACGGCGAGTTTTTAGGCCATGCAGGCCGGTTACAATGTCCGCACAAGCGGAGGGACTGTACCAATAATTTCAGAAAACACGCCGGAAGCGCTGGAATCCTGCGCGATTCGCGCCGGTTTGGATTCGTTCGGATTCGGCAGATTGCGCACTATGGCCCGGTAAGCAGAAGCTGGCACGTCGGCAAGATCCACTTTCGCGGCGTCAAGGGCGAGCTTGTAGACGGCTTCCGCGCTATCCAAGCCCGATACTTCGCCGACAAACGGCGCAACTTCTTTTTCAGCTTGCCGGATGGCGTTCAGCGTTGCGATGGTCGCGGCTTTAGTTTCTTCGCGAGCTTTTGCGATGGCTGCGTCCACGGCGATTTGATCCATGGCGGGTTTCTCTTTGTCGGGCTTGTGGATGGTTGGGTTTTTGGATTCCTCGGCCTTTTCGCCATCTTCAAGCTTTTTCAGCCGTTTTTCGTAATCCTCGTCGGATTCGTCCTCGGCTTGCTTTGGCTTTGCGCAAGCGTCATTCGCCAGCGTTTGCAGATATTCGAGTTCGGCGGCATGATCCGTTCCGAGCTTGCCTTTAATGTCGTCGATTGCCGCCGACAATGCGGCGCGTCTGGCTTTCGGAGTGTTGGGTATTGACATTGTTTTATGCTTGTTTTGTTTAATTAAAATTGCATGATCTTTTACGACCACATCCGGCCCGGCGCGTCCACGCTCCACAAGCGCCACATGATTCGCGGTAATATCCCGCATTATACCATCGTATGCCATGCCGTTGTATGTTCCCGGCGTCATATCTGCGCGGTATCGGTAGCCGCAAGATATTTCCTTTAATTGTCCGCTTTCGATTCCTGCGATGGCTTCTGCGTCATGCACGACTAGCGAATTATTAAGGTATGTCCCGTCGAATGCGCTATCTGTTCCAAGGCTTCCAATTACCTTATCACGTTGGAATCCATCGGCGCTTAAAGCCTTTTCCGGGTGAGTAAGCGTTATCGGCATATTGTTGAAAGTTGCCGCGCCTTTCTTGAGTTCATCAGGATGGCGCAATAGGTTATAAACCTTGTCCGCGTCAAGTCCAAGAGCCTCGTAATTGGGTATTTCACGACCGTAGTAAGGGTTTACAGTTGCTTTCGATATATGCGAAATGGCAACGTGCAAAAACCCGTTTGCGTCTTTATGCCGGGCCGATTTGTCTAGGGCTAATAGTTCAGTCATCATCAAAAGCCGGAATTATACCTCTGTCAATACAGCCGCAATTTATCTCTGTTCCCGGCCATACCCATTTACCCTCAAGATAGCATCCCTCCGCAACCTTAAACCGCCGCTTTTCATCCCCTGCTTTTAGATGTTCCGGCCTAGGCTTTGCCGCTGAATGCGTATGAATCCATATGGCCTCGGTTATCCCTAGTTCAAGCTGCCGAGTACGCCGGAAAACCGCCGTGGCTTTGTTGTTCTGATCTCGCACAATTAACGCCGCCCTGCGTTGCGAAATTTTCATTTCATTTTTAATATCAATCGTGGCTTGCTTCATGTCCCTGCCTGCCATTGCCGACTGATTAACTATCGACGTGACGCGGTTTAGCAACTGCGTAGGCACGTTGCGGATTAGCGCAATGTTTTCATTGATAGTCAAATCAAAGGCTTCCTTCATGCCTTTTGTAGCCTGAAACTTAACAGAAAAACCCGCCTCGCGCAAGATGTTTTTCATGGCTATGTCATTATAATTTTTAACCTCTTGCGCGAACCATTCCGCTAGTTTTTTCGATCCTTTGTCAAACCGTTTAAGCCACTTCCGGCCTAGCTTTTGCATGGTTTCTAGCAAGTCATCGGCTATGCCATCTTGCGCTAGTTCCATCGGCGCGTAGACTTTCGCCAGTTCCTGTAGAATATCCTCGCCCATGGCGGTTAGCTCGGCCTGTAGCCGTCTATTGTATTCCGCCCTAATTCCCGCGTTTGGATATGGCCCCGGATTTAGTAATATTTCTTTGCCGGTTGGGGAGCGTAGGCGAGTTTTTTTCATGCGTGGATTAGTTCCTGAGTTACTCGTCCGCCGCTCAGGATCGGATACTTGACGGAACGATTCACAAGACGATTTTTATCGCCCAAGGTCACTCGCATAATTTGCAAGAGGAAATTAAATCTTTTTATCATATGCAGGTTTAAAAACGGGTATAGTGGCTAATCAAGGCTTCTGCCTCAACTAAATCAGGATGTTCCCCAATGTCCGCCCGCATTTCCGCAATATTGTTTTCCGCTTCCTCAAATCTGGCATTTTCAATCGCGTCAAAAATGCAATCAAGTCTATAGTTGATATTATTATTGCGTACAGGCTCGTCTAGGTTTTGAAGGCTTGCGGAATCACATAAAACAATCAATGCAAGCCGCTGCAATGGCGACAAAGGCAAATCGGCAACGACATTAGTGTTAAGTTCGCCTAAGCATTTATCGACAAATTCAGAATTGAAATATTCATTATTCAAATGAAGCCTAGTTATAGGCAGTAATCCTTTCGGATTTAGCGCGTCTTTTATCTTTTGCGTAATATCATTGTCTATTTTCATTTCAATGCCTTATAAAGCTTGCGGAACTGATTAACCCTATCCTGAAATCCATTATGCCCGCCATTAACTGTTAGCGTGATAGCGTCAACAATGGTGTCACTGTCGCCTTTGTCGGCTAATTGATTAAGTTTGTTTTTATCCCAAAACCAAGCCGCCGATAACAAGTGGTATTCCGTAGATACCTTATCAGGATCACTTAAAACATCAACTCCAATTGATTTGCCAAATTCAGCGTAATTGTTTTTACCTGTCAACTGAATAAAACCACGTCCGCGATATTTCCAGCCGTCTTTGCTGGCTTCGTCGCCATTGCCCATGCGGTTGGCATATACGCGACTTGCAATTTTTTCTGGATTCCGGGCATAGGCTTTAGCCGATGCTTCGCTGAAATACTTAGGAAAAACTTGCAAAAGTCTTTCGGCAGAGTAGTTTAAATTTTCCACTGTTAGCTTAAATCCGCCGCTTTCATGGCTGCATTGTGCCAAGAAATGCGCAAGCCTAATTGGCGAATTGATCTTAAAACGATCCTCGCAGATGCTGATTTGCGAGATGACGGAATCAGGTATCAAGCTTTTAAGGTTATCTATTTTAATGTTTGTGACCATCGTTTTCGTGAATATCCCGCTCAATCATATAATGCTCGTCGTGAATTTGCACGGTCATTATATGATGAACGCAGTAGGCTATGCCGGATAGGCATATAGCATAGTATAAAAAATCAGTCATATTTATTTGTATCGAAATATGACCAAATTGCCACGCCAAGCCCTAAACAAGCGGCTATAAATGTTATCGTATAAATTACCGTTGTCATTTTTTGCAACCATCTAATTCTATTGCGTCTTTTCGCTTGGAATCCGCAATCGTCTGCCATTGCATATTACGCCAAACATCCGGCCCACCGCAAGCAATTGGCCGGATATGATCCACGATATAGCCCTTTTGATAGCATGTACCCGGCCCATTTGATGGACATGGATAGCGGGCAATGAACATAGCCCGCTGGCTGCTGTCTCGTTGTTCGTAGGCATTTGCGAATGTGGCGAAAGCGAATGCTAGTATGAATATTGCGTGTTTCATGGCTCTTTCCACCCATGGACTTGCTTTAACGCCTCTTCAATTTCAACTGCCCGAGACCTTGGCAACATGGCATAATCCTTCGCAGTTTCCTCGCCATCGTCTTCATCATCCGGCCCCGTAATCTCCCGATTAACCTCTAGCCCCTGATAATCAGATTCAGGGTCATTTGCAATGCGTTGGCGAGCTTCATCCGGGGCGATAACGCCATTATTGATATTAACCGCGTCAGTGTCGGCCTTGACTTTTTCAATGTCGGCCTTTTCCTTTGGCGTCATTTCGTCAAGGCTTACAAAGTCAAACGTAATATCGTCGTCAATTTCGCCCCATAGATTTAGCCCGATGACTTGGAAAACCTTTTCCAAATTGGCACGAAATAACACGTCTTGCATGGCTGTGACATACTCATGCCAAACTTTAATCTCACCCTCGCTAGTGGCGTTCAGCCCGCTTGGCGTGGTTCCGAACATGTATATCAACGGCTCCTTGGCAACTGTCGCCATCATTTCTTGGGATTGTGCTTGGAGCTTGTCAAGTCCATTTAGTGGCGTGTTGAATTGAAAAAATTCCTCCCTGTCTTTATCCATAATGAACAGCCCGCGATTATCCCGCATGGCATTATAAAGCCGTGCGCGGTTTTCCATTTCCTGCGCCATACCGGGCTGCAACAATGCTTCCAAGTCGGTTTTAATGCCTGATACGCTGTAGCTGTGGATAATATCCGAAACGCTATCCCTTGTGCGTAAGAAATTATTAACGTATTGCTCGGCAAGCTGCGACAGGCTTAATCCGCCAAAATTATAAGACGCCTTCAATAAATCAGGCAGTGGACGCGATATGAATAGCAATAGCCGCGTATCGTGTACATCCTTGCCCATAACATACCACCGGCTAGGCTTGTACCAGTCTTTGTCTAGCGGATTGCTTGAATTGTATTGGTTTGGATATGTCCAGACAGGTTCAACTAACTTTAATCGAACTAATGATCCTTTTTTAATCTTCGCCTTATCAAGTATAAGCGGGAGTTTTAATTCTTCTTCATCATCGCTTGCTAGTACGCCGGACGGTGTTTTGACTTCGATATATATTTGCCCGCGCCCGTAGAATCCATCCATTTCAGCCGCGTATTTGAATAAATCGCGCACATTAAAATCCTTTAGCGCCTGTTCCATTTCGCTAACGCGGTCAGTTTTATCCTTGTCGCCTTTAGATTCAACATTAATCCATTTACGCACCATGTGCTGCGCAATGTCTTCGCTGATTTTGCGGAATTCAGGCTGTTGCGACAACAAGGCAAGATAAGGGTATCCCTTGAATGATACCCCGGCATATGTCGCATTAACGTAATTATACGGGGTTTCATCCATCGCAAGCGCGGCCTTGCGCTTGGCTTCGGGTATCACGCCTTTTGGCGGAACATAAGGCACAATCTCGGCAGACGGCTTTTTATGCTCAAGAATAGCCAGCAATTCTTGAGTTATTACCCATTTCTTAATCTCTTTGGCAATTGGATTAAGAATTGGCGCAATCATTGATTTAACGGCGGATTTTGTCTTAGACTTAAAAGGCCACATGATTAACCGCCGTATCGTTTGAGTGTTTCACTGGTTATGTTGAGCGGTCTTCTTAATTCAACAAAGGCCATTATAAATGCGTCAGCGCAATTACGGACAAGAATTCCATTTGCATAATATACATTATGTTTATCCAATGTTATATTATAGACATCCCTTTCTTTTAATTGCATATGTGCATTTTTTTGAACATCCTCTTGTAGTTTTATCTCTTTTTCTTGCTGCCGGATGGTTAAATTCTGTTCCGCAATTTTCACATCTTGAGGTATGCGCAACTTGTGCGTTTCTATTGGCCCTGATTGTTGTACAAGCTTTTGAGCAGCATTTAGAGCGATGCGGCTTTGTTGTAAGATATAAATTCCCGCATACTTCGCAAACAAGTTGCGTTTTAACAATATTTTGTGCAACAATTTTAGCGTGTTCGGAATGCCATTTTCTGCCTTCATCTGATTTATGCCATTCAGTTGCTTTTTCTCTTGCAATATCGAGAATTTTATTATTTTTTTCCCTATATTCTTCATCCATGAATCTTTCAAGCATATGTTGGCTTTGATGAATTGCAGAATCAATACATTCAAGGTTTTCAATTCTATTATCTTTCCAATCGCCATTGATATGGTGTATGTGGCAATTTTCAGGAATTTTCCCGTTATGATCGACCCATATGCGCCTGTGTAAAAGTCGCTCATTTCCAATGTTTTTCCCTCCATGCCTTCCTGAGCAATAGTATTTACCTGTATTGAGAACTGAGAACACCTCTCCTTTGTAAACAATAGATTCATTATTTGCCATGATGACCACCTATTTTTAAGTGGCTCTAGTTTATCACATGACGTAAGCATCTGCAACTGCTTCCATCCTTCATTCCATGTAAAAACATGATGGCTTGGCGTTCCAGTAAGACCAATATTTTCTATTACTTTGGCTTTATTTTTGTGAATATGCGTTATTTTTGATATTCCCATTGGAGTGATAACAAAATCCCCTTTTTTTAGTTTTTCTATAGGTTGTTCTCCTGATGGTGTAGCTATTAAAGTTCCATCAATGAAACAGTTAGGGGAATCAATATCCCGTTTTTCTAAATCTTTTTTTGATTCGACAATAACCTTGCCGTCTTTCGCAAAATCCTTTCGCGGTGTACATAACTCGTCTATCAATTGAGTCAAATTAGGTATATCAGAGGATATAAATATCATCTCATCCGGCCTAAATTCCACGCCATCTCTGATAGCCTGATAGGTGTTTTTCAGTCTATCCGCAATATCCCACCAAGCCTGTGCTTTGATGTTTGAAAAAAAGTCCTTGTTTGTTAGTTTTGTGTCTTTATACCGCGAATCAGGCTTGTAAACCGTGCCGCCTGCAAAGAATCCTGTATGGCTTATTCTAACGTGTTTCCCTTCGTTTAGGTCGTTAACCATGCCGCCAACCGATGCGCCTACGCCTATCGCGTCATAGATTATTTCCGCTTCCCTTGATACCGCTTGGGCATAAACTCTTTTAGTCGATTTAGGCAATTCATCTTCTTTGGCTTTCCATAAGTCAGACCATATTGCAAGTGGCCCATGCGCGTAGATTTGAGCGCATTTATCCTTGCCTGCGTCTGCCACGTCAAAACCGATGCGCCGACTGCCTGATATATCAATTCCCAGTTTGATATGCGCGTCAATCGCCGCCATAACCCAACTACGCTTAATAATAGACTCATCGTCGTTGTCGTTTGGCTGGCCTAGGTATATGTGATTGAATGTGTCAATATCCCTTTCTTTAGCGTCTGATATTTCCCTTAAGGCGGTATCGCTTAAAAATGGATTATCATTGTAATTTATTCCCATCTGTACTGAGTCAGATGGCGGGTTTACAACAAAGTTTTTCCAAATAAAATCAGTTGATAAATGAGGATTAAATATATTCCACATTTGCGCACCTTGTTTTCTAAACAAAGTTGGCGCTAATATGTCGTGCTGATCTTTTGTATATCCCTCTGCTTCCTCGTTCCATGTTATGTCAATATTTGACAATCCTTTTATTTCAGATATTGAATGCTTTATTCCGTAGAATTTAAACTCACTGCCTGTTTTATGGTTTATTATTTCATTCGCTAATATCGTGAATTGATCTTCCTTGCCTAGTTTTTCTATCTGTGATTTTAATTCTTCATATACACTGTCTTTTATTCTTTTTTGAATCTGCCTTGTGCATACAAATCTAATTTTCCCTAAACAAGCTAATTTAATAGCTTTCTCGGCTGCGCTCCATGTTTTGCCGGACATTCTGCCGCCATATAGCGTTACATATCTAATGTCGGGAGCAAATGCCTTTAACCAAAACTCCTCAAGTTTCGGATTGGAACAAGCCATTTCTTATGTCTTCAAAGCTTAATGCTTGCGGCACTGGTTTTTGTTCATTATCCTTTTTGTAAAGACCATGGTGCTTAAATAGAGTATCCAAAGCTTTTCCCTTATCCCAAAACTTTATCTTGGTTTCTTTTCCGACAACAGCGCCATCTTTTTCTATCTCTTTTATTTCAATTGACGCAATCGCAGCCCGTGTTGATTTTTTCATTTTGCGCACAGGTAGAATTTTTCCATTTTCATCAAATATATTCGCAGGATCACTTAATGCAATATATCCGGCTTCCCTTACAACCGCGTCGGCGGTTACTTGGGTACGCATCCCCCTTTCATACATTTCCTTATAAATATAATCCTTTAGTTTACGATAAAGCTTTAACCCGTTTAGTCTTATTCCCTTAGTGCTAGGGCTAATGTTTTTTGCCCTACAATATGCCTGAGTCATATTAAGGTCAACTAAATATTGTTTAATGAATTCCCTTTCCAAATCTGATAATTTATCGTAATCCATGTTTATTTACTCAAAAAGTCCTCGCAAACTACAATTGCGGGAGGGTATCCAACTTGTCTATCGGGCGGGTTTTTAATGCAATACCCCTCCCAAGAACGGCTTATACAATCGCCGCACGTTGCGGGCTTTTCTTCCCATTGCAGACAGCTTGCGTGAACAGATGCTTCCCGCAATAAATGACCGCATTTATTACACCGCACATAACCAAATACCAGCCCATGCCGCATATCGCATTCCGGGTTGTCACACGCCATGCCGTATATGCGGGTTGTTATTGCAGCCATTGGCTGTTTATTATCGTTCATGCCGGATTCGCTATAAATGTTGCAATATCAAAAACGCCATGTGTCAAAACATGGTCATTATTTATTCCAAGCCTGTCGCATTCAAAATGGTAGGATGTTCCGCTTGTTTCGTCCACGGGTAGCGTAATAGCCGCATATCCAGCGTTATTAACAATCAATGCTATTTTACCAATGCTTCCCGGATCAATGACAAAATCCCCAGCGCCTGCGGGTTTAATCGACGGAGATATGTAAATCTTTGCGCTAGCCATGTCGATTCCTGGTAAAGGGATATTATTGATATATGCAACGCATTCACCGGCGGAGGCGGGGGATGGTATTAAAACGGTTGGCCCTGTTCCAGGTATTTCAGTTTGCCTGTATACCACATGACCGTAAGTGTTATCATCATATAGTGCCAATTCTTCGCGGGTTTGAGCTAATGGATTTGTACCCGCTCCCGCGTTTTCCCATGCCGCGCCCGCGCTGCCTGCCGTGGTATGCCCCGCTAACTGTAAATCAGCAATAGCTATGGCGTTTTCGCTTGCAGTCGGGATCGTGTTAGTGACAAGCCTTGTAGCATACCCCCAAATATCTGCTATGAGCGTGCCAAATCCGGTTAATGTCCTGCTGCCTGACGACCATACCGCCGTCGCAATTTCACTCGCTGTAGGCGGACTGGTGCTTAATGTACGGGTAGCATATGCCCATACATCCGCCGCCGATATTCCCACGGTAAAATCGAACGCGGTTAATGTTCTGGTGGCATATCCCCAAACCGAAGCCGATATGCCGGATATTGACGCATTAAGGTAATTAAGCCGAGTATCCCCAATATTAGTTAATCCTGCGCCATTAGTCCCTATATTAGTTGATATGGTATTTACGCTAGATTGGCTTGCCGCTGATTTAGCCGGATCATATGCGCTTGTTAGCGTGACGGGATTAGTAACCGTGCCGACCGTTTGATTTGCCGCAAGCGTCACGCCAGCCGTCACGCTGCCAACCGAACCCGCCACATTCCCGCCCACGTTGCCCGTGACACTTGCTGCTACGGGAGTTGCTGCCGTTGCCGCAGTGGTAACACTGGCCTTCATAGCGGCTGTTAAATCGCCATTAGTCGGGGCATTAGTTAGATTAGTGACGTTGGTAATTGTGCCAGCCGTAATATTGCTTTGACTGGCAATAGACCATGCAGAGCCATCCCACGGCATGAGCGGGGTTTGAAACACAATCCCCCCGCTTGCCACGCTTGAGAATGACAGTTGCAATAACTGTGCGGGCGTACTGCCCGGCATGTTTCCGACATACCGGGCATAGGCCGTTGTTGAACCCGACTCGCTACAAGCTACAGCGCTGCCCCCGGTTACCGGCGATCCTGCGCTATTGAGTACGGCGCACAATACGTCGGTTAACCCGGTCTGATACGGTTGCAGCGTTGCAGCAAGTTCGGAAGCCATTTATGCAGGCCAGCCTAGGCCGTCCGGTGGATTAGCGGCGTCGAATGCCGCCGCCGTTGCCGGATCGGTTAGCGCGTTGAGATAGCCGATTAGCGCAATCTGCGCGGCGATAATCGGGTCTGCCGCCGTGCTTTTTGCATTTAGATCGTCAAGTAGCGCTTGTTCTTGGGGTGTTAATGGCTGGCTTGTCGCTTGTTTTACCCGCAAATTACCCCAGTTTATGCTCGAAATAAAACCAGTTGACACGCTAGTTATTCCTACCGCCGACGTCACCTTTTCATCGGCCAGCGCATTTACCGCCGCGATGCCGTTTGCAATGCTGTCCGCCAATGGCGGATAAACCGGGACAGGGGGGGCAAATGTGCCGCCGGACAGAGTATTTGATACTGTAATTGGCGCGTTAATTGGCGTATACAAATCGCCGATATTTGCCGTTTGAGTCGCGCCGATTTGCACTACCCAATTACCCGACAACTCGGTATATGATGGATTAAGATTAGTAATCACAACCACTAAAAGACTGGTTTTATCAACTAGCGCCCGTTTTACTTTTTGTCCACCCGGCATAAATCACCCCATTAAGTTAATTAACCAAAAATCAAACTAATCGCACCCGGCCCGCCATTTCCGGCTTTAATGCCTGTGCGCGTTGCGCCACTGCCACCGCCGTATGCCGACGAATCGCCGCCGCTTGTCGAATCTCCGCCAGCGCCGCCAGACAATCCCATAAAAGAACACACGCCAGCCGCCGTTGTAGTGCCCCCGTCCGATACCGCGCCGCCGCCAGGACCGCCGTGCGTTGAATTTTGCCCGACGCCTACCGAGCCTATAGGGCTACTGCCGCCCGCCGCGCCGCCCCAAGCGGCCATTGGCCTTAATGAATTGTTGGAGGCACTTTGACTGCCGGCTATGCCGTATGCGCCGCCCAATCCGGCTCCTGCCGATGCTGTAGAGTTGACTCCCGGCAAGCCCCCCAAAACTGATAGCGTATTTTGTGAGCCATTAACACCTGCACTTAAACAACCCCCGCCAGAAGGCGCGCCAGCATACAAATTTACGCCGGCCTTGACACCACCGCCACCGCCATACGCTATTATTGTTGGCCCGCCCGTCCACGTTAGAGAACTATTTGATCCGGCGCTTCCGTCAATCGCTGTTGACGGCCCTATGGCTGCTGATGCGATTATCAGAGTGATAATTTTCCCTGATGTTGGTGTGCGCAGTCCGCCAATCGGGAAACAAGCCCCTCCCCCACCGCCGCTTGCGCCGCTGCCTGAGCCGGTTATGCCAGATTTAGCACCGGTTCCGCCGCCTGCCCATAAATAGCCATGAGTAATAAACGCATACCCGGAAGGCATTCTAAATTGAAATGAAAAACCGGAGTATTCAAACCCTCCCGGCCTGACTACACGCGAGTATAACGCGCCGCCCGTATAATAAAACCACCTTAATTCATGCGGCACCATGGGAAATGAATTAGTAACCCCGCCTACGCTTGATGGTGTTATGCCGTCGCACGTCGCGTTAATATACAAAAAAGCGCCATAATATAAAAAATTACCTAATGCGTCTACATTTACCGGGTTATCCATACATTCCACGTAACAGTTAAACCCTTCGCTTAACGTGCCAAATGTCAGAGTCGCATCCGTGCCGCTTCCGGTGAATTCAATTGACCGCCCCATATTAGCTGCGGTTATTTGGAAATTGCCGCTTTTGGGTATTGGGATTCCGGCTATTGCGGGATTATAGATAGCTGTCATTTAATCGACTCCGTTCCCCATTTTGTCGCCAGCATACCTATTATTATCTCAATTGTTTTAATATTGTTGGCTGGAATATCGACAAACAACATTATTAAAACAATGCCCGCCATTAACAGGGCTATAATAGTGTCCTGATTCATGGCGGGCAATTGCAAAACGCGCTACCTGCTCGGCGTGCGCTTAGACCGGTTCGCCGCCGCCGCCGCCGCCGCCACTACCGATGCCGCCGCTGATGGTAATGGGAATACCGGATTCGGCGACGGGCGTATCGGGCGTTGCGAGAACAGCAGCGACGATTGCGGGGGCATTAATGGTATTGTCGGACACGGCGGTATCGCCTTCGCCAATCAACGACTCATAGTCGTTCAGCGCCTTATCGATGTCCTCCCGATCGCCGGAATCGAAAGCAGTCAATACCGCTTCATAGGCCGATTTGTTTGCGATCTGATAGTCGGCAAATGCCTTGTCTTTTTCGGCTACCACACTAGCCACTGCGTCATGCACGGCCTGATCGGTCAAGCCCGGAATCAATGCAACGATACTCTTAAACAGTTTGCTCATAAAACCCATTATCTCCACTCTATTGATTAAATCCGGCCCTTTACCGGGAAGCACCGTTTTAAGCCCGGCGGCTAAAAATTGGAGCCAACAGCAGGACTCGAACCCGCTATCCCCGGATTATGAGTCCGGCGTCTTAACCATTTGACTATCCCGCAATTATTCTGAAATTATATTATGTGCAATTTCTTTTACTTTAACACATTGCTCGCAATTTTTACTCATTGACGCTAGTACATATATATCCATTGCATCGTCCTGTGATTTTCGGTGCTTTCTTGTCAATTCTTCTAATTTCTTTTCTAGCGAATCTACTTTAGCTGTTAATCTCTGTAATTCAGCGACTACACTATCAATTACCCCTATTTCAGCGTTATCCCTTTTAAGCGACTTGCGAATACTTATTGCCGAAAATGCAAGCGCGGCGATGCCGCTTAAAACTGCCGCTATCGTGCCTTGGCTTTCCGGTATAGGGTTTTCCATGCTTTATTTTATTTGCATTGATTGTTTACGCATAAATAGCACGGTTTCGCGGCGATTGCAAGATTTTAGGCAAAAAAAGCCCCTGCGCATAGGCAGGGGCAAATGGCTACGAGGTGTCACATGGGAATAAGGCTTAATCATAACCGATTGCACAGATTAGCGTTATTGCGTTTCGCTATATGATTGTGCGTTTTTGATCTAACAAAACACAGTATTTTGCTGTATCATTCTCCCATGCCAGCCAATCAGGCGCGGCAAAACAACCCTACTAAAAATTGAGGTTCCGAATGAACACTTCCGACGCTGCCAAAATCCTTGAACTTGACGGTTCAATCACCCCCGAACTCGTAAAAGCCGCCTATCGCCGCATGGCGATGAAATATCACCCAGACCGTAACCCCGCTGGCCTTGAAATGATGCAAGCGGTAAACGAAGCCCTCGCTGTTTTAAAGGAATACACGGGAGAAGTCGCGCAAGGCGCGGCGGGATATGGAGAAGCGCTTAACGATGCAATCAATGCTGTAGTCACGATGGCGGGCATTAAAATCGAAATTTGCGGGGCATGGGTATGGCTTAGCGGCGACACTTACCCGCACCGCGTAGCGATTAAAGCCGCTGGCTTCATGTGGGCCAGCAAGAAAAAAATGTGGTATTTCCGCCCCGATGATTGGAAAGGCGGTAGAGGCAGGGATATGGACGAAATACGCGCAAAGTACGGCAGTCAAGAAGTAGCTCCCAAGCAAGCGCCGTCAATCAAATAAGACGCCAGCCCGTCGCGGGTCACTCCCGCGACTACGGTGCCTTCGAGAGTCGGCAGACTGGCAACAACATAATAGCAGGCAAAACCATGAACACAAGCCCAGAATCACTGCGCGAACTAATCGCAAGCCTTGGCATATCGCAACGCGAGTGCGCCCGTCGAATTGGATTAAACCCAAGAAAATTAAGGGCTTATCTTTCTAATCCAGAGGCGTCCACGCATGAGCGATGCCCTGTGCCTGTTGCTGTTGCGATTAGATCGTTAGTAAATAAGTAAATTCCATAATGATCTAACAAAATGCTGCATTTTGATTGATCTATGTCCCATAACCGCGTATAGTACAACCCATGCCGACAAGCAAACCGGCAAACTTCAAATCAACTCAAAAGAAATAAGGCCATGAACATCAAGACCGAAGTCAGCATAACCCTCCAAGAGCAAATCAAAGCAATGGGCGCGGCGGTAAATGTAACGTGGCAGATGGTCACGCAAAGTATAGACGCAAGAATACCTGACATTGATGATGCAAATTTTGACAAAATCATTGCAGAGGCAAAAATACAGGTAGAGTCGGCAAGGGATGCGTGGATGAAATTAAATTGCGCAGCGTAATAAACCACAACATTACCGCAGCCGGACGGTTATCCGGCTATCAACTAAAATCAAGAGGAACGCAGTCATGATCTACTCAACAGAATTATCGGAAAGAATTTTAGACCTTATAGAATCGGTTGCGCTTGCAAATAACGGCTACGCATTTACTAATGACAAGGAAGCGGCAGAAGCATTAGAAAAAGCCGGTTATATTGTTAAGATAAATACGACAGGCTTTGCCTTTACGGTTTACTCTTTACATGCATATGAATGCGCTAAACAAGATTACAAAAACGCACCAAAAAAACAACAACAGAAAATAAGCTTTAATTCTTACTATCCTGATTATGAAGGCGCAATACTAGCAAGACAAGAAAAGTACATGATGGATGCGTAAAAACAACCCGCCGCCGGACGGTTTCCGGCATTAACTCAACTCAACTAAAAGGCACAACAATGAACGCACAAAACCCCGTACACGTATCAGGCCCGCAAAACGGTTTGCAATTCAGCGGCGAATTTAAAATCCCGCAACCGCCCACCACGATTACTTACATCGCCAAGCCGCAAGACAAGCGCTGCAACTGGTGGAGCGTTCAGCTTCCCGATAGCGGGCTAGAATTGGACGGTGAACGCCTAGCCGCGCCATATCTCAAAAACGGCGCAGACTTGGAGCTTGCACCGGGGCAGATGATTATTGACAGCGAGGCAATGCACCATCGCCGCGAACGCGGCTACCGCGTCTTGCTAATCGTCGCGCTTAACAGCGGCGAATGGCGAGTGCTAAACCCAACCGCAGCCCGCAAAGCGTATATCAAAGCCCACGGCGGGCGGGACTTAATGCGCGAAAGCGGCGACGTAAACGGCTGTATTCGCATGGCCGTTTGGCTTCGTCGCCAGCCGGATTTAGATGCCGCCTTTGCCGAGATTGAAGCCGCTTAATCAACCAACCAAGCCGCACGGAAGCGGCACCAATCTTGCGCTATTGTCGCGCAACTGACGAGCCACAGCATGGCGAAATTGGGGGATTTATGAGTATCGACATTGACAGCTTGACAATCGGGCAAGCAAAAGAACTCGCGGCATTGCTAGGAAATACTACGCCGCAAGCGCAAGTTCTGCACTTTTTCGAGATCGGGAAAAACTACATCGTCCGAACTGTGACGATGATTTACACCGGGAAACTTGTGGATGTCGGCCCGCAGGAAATTGTGCTGATAGACGCCGCGTGGATTCCTGAAACCGACAGATTTATGCAGTTCGTGGCCGATTGCGCAGTTAAAGAATGCGAACCTTACCCGGACGGTCGGCGCGTAATTATCGGTAGAGGGGCTTTAGTTGATGCCGTTGTGCTGGAAAAGGATCTCCCTCGGAGTCAACGATGAACACCGCGATAATGTCGGGGTCGGGGTCGGGGTCGGGGTCGGGGTCGCGGTCGGGGTCGCGGTCGGGGTCGCGGTCGCGGTCGGGGTCGGGGTCGCGGTCGGGGTCGCGGTCGGGGTCGCGGTCGGGGTCGGGGTCGCGGTCGGGGTCGCGGTCGTGGTCTAGTTAGTTTTTTATTGCCATGGATGGCATATTTTAATGAGATTTATATGAAACCACGCTTAGGAAAAATCTGCCGGTTTAGATTTAAAACCGTCGATACTTTTATGACGGGCAAGGGGATTTGTATTGGCTATGTTAGTGACATCATGTCACGAATTCAAGTGACGGAATCGCCGGATTATGAAAAAGACAAAGTAATCCACGTTCGCCACGATCATATCCAAGGCCAAGAGAAAGGAAAGCCCTACTCCAAGACGCACATAAAAAGCTACTTTGTGCCTCTGCCTGTCTGGGTAATTGAATGCCTTAAGCGAGAGTCAACCAGGCTTAACGTAAAGCCTAACGCGCTGGTTATTAAAGCGCTATTTGAAACTTACGGCTTTGCGCCCGATCCTGAGTTTTTGGAGAGAGAAGATGAAAGTAAATGATAAAAATTTAAAAAAACAGGTAGACGTTATGTGCAAAGATTGCCTTAAATTTAAATGCTATTGGCCTAGGCTTGATCCTGGAATTTTTAATCAGGGACAGGGTTATAAGCATCGTTCCGATAACTGGCTTTGCGGTACAAGGGAAATTAACGGATGCCCAGATAGCCCGGTAAAAAAAGATGATTAAACCCTGCCAAGGCCAGAAATGCAAAAAATGCGCCGCATTCGGATGAGGTTTACATCCTATCAATGAGGAGATTAGAGAAATGCAGAGAGAAAATCTTAGAATGCCTTCTGGCTTGAATGTGCCGAGTAAATCAACGGCAATCAATAAAACCGAAATAATTATCGGATTTGCGTTTTTAGCTGTGATTATGAGTTTTGTGATTGCGGGGTTTATAAGCTAGACATATACTCATCAACTGTTTTAATATCCGCGTCGATGCCTCTGCAAACTTCGACGCGGCTATTCTATTTCATTCAATATAACGATTATTCGCGGATGGTTTTTATCGACTGTAAATTCGTCATTAAACCCTATAACGTAATTCCATCCATCTCCTTGTAATATCCCGCACTCTGTTAGTGCGTCAAGAATAAACTTTTTTGCGAATGCCACATTGTCTAAATCCCTTCTTTCGTTCTTTTCAAACCATTTAAATTCAACAAATACAGGTTTTTTGATTGGTTTAATTCCAAAACCGTTTGCTGATTTTATTATCAGTGATTGCGCGTCCTGCTTTAATTTATTGGCTTTATGATGATTTGACCTACACGCTAGAATGTAATCATTAGCGCCGGGTAGTCTTCCGATTATTGTAAATGAATAACTAGCCATTTTCGGCTAATTGCTTCATAAGTTCATTAGAATAAAATGACGCCTTTTCAGCGTCTCGCAATGGGTCTTTTGGGGTTTTGTGCATCATCCTGCAATTATACTTTATCGCATTTCCAAGCAAAAAACCAATATATTGATCCTGTGTTAGCTTTGCTTTTATGATGTCTAGCGTTTCAATTCCGCCCGCGTCATAGTATGACGCATTGATGTCTTTACTCATTTTTTTATCATGATGTTTTTGTTAGATTGTCGCCCTAATTTTTATGGCGAAAGTGTGGCCTAATGCTTGTTAATCTTGAAACCTTAACTCACCGGGATTGTATTTAGACCAATAGAAAAACGCGAAAGAATTCAACCGGCAAAGGTTTGTAAAAAAATGGCCGTACTTATCCCCACATTCGGGGCATGTCGGGTCGACCAAATATAACCGGCATTTTGTACAGATGAACTGATGCCTAACCATTCGATCCAGCGCGCCCGCGCCACGAAGCGATTCGGTGTTTTCAGGTTTCGTGTCTGGCGCGGGTCGATTATTCATGGCGTTAGACCGTAGGTGGGCTAATTTGTTAGCCCACCGAGTAGGTGCCTATTGCTCGTTAGGCCAACAAGGGCTGCTGTGGGATAACGCACCACATATCAACGCCTTTTGGGTGGACATGAAGCGAACCGTCATCATCGGCAATGATAAATTCAAGGTCGCTTGCTGAACATCCTTTTTGCTCGTGAAAAGCGGCAACAAAGACACCAAGTTTTTCTCGTTGGTGAGCGGTGACTTTATCGGGCAGATCGAGAAAGCCTAACTCGTCGCTCCATGCGAGCGCGGCCCCTTTGATTCTTTCCGGTTCTGTTTTGGCTTGCATTTTTGTCTCTCTGTTCTGGTTTCGTGGGAGACGCGCCGCAAGGCTGGTTGGTGTTTCAAAGTTTGGTGGTGGCGCGTCCCGCTGAACGCCTAGCCGTTAGGCCCGCTCACGGATCGCTCTAGCTGCGGCCCATACATCATCATGAGCCGCAGACTCTTGTTGTCCGCCGGGATATAGCATTATACGTTCACATTCCTTTGCGCACTCTTCGATTGCAATTTCGGATATTCTCCGTCCGAACGCCAAGCAGTCAAATTGTTCTCCCTGGTTTGGAAGAAACTCGTCGCGGATTGCACATATAAGATCGTCAGTCATGAGCCTAACAGGGCCGGTCAAGTCGACCCGCCCGCCTTTGCCCGGTTTGGTGTTTTGTGGTTGGTTCATGGTTTCGTTTTCTCGTTGGGTTTTGCGGCCTGCCGTCCGTCAGCTTTGTTGTTAGGTGCCTAATCGAGACTTTCGGTAGGGCAACCACATTTTGGGCATATCAAATCAGGAGCATGATGATAATGAGCAAACCAGCCACATTTTGGATTTACACATTTTATATATCCCATTTTCTTACCTATTTAACGTTGTTGTTGTAAATCTATGGCCTAACAAACCGTTGGAGGGTACGCGGGCGATAAAGCCGCCCGCGTCCGTCAGCGGGGGCGTTAGGCCCGTTGTCGCAGGGCCATCGCGCCACTTGTAGGAGGTAGGTTTCCCCGTTGTCACTCAACGGCAAGTAACTATCAGCGGATGCTATTTCTTCATGGCGCTACCTCCAACAGATCGCGCATCGTTATCAGCCATGCGCAGCGTTTGCAATAGATTGCCCGGTTTTTAACTGACCAGGCCTAACAAGTAAATCCATCGCACCGCCGGGATAATCCGGCTGTACTTCGGGTAGTTTTGATTGCTCGCCCGACGCTTATTATTGCTCATGTATAAATTAAAACGGAAAATCTTCCTTGTACTCATCTATCAGTTTTCTGATAAAAGCCGACCTTCCTAATTCTCCGCGAATACTGTCCAGTTTATCGCGGTCATCCGTGGTCATATATATATTGACTCTAACGGATTCGGATTCTTCGGATAACCTGTTTCGGCCTTGGCCCTTCCTTGGGTTGTCATCTTTATGCGCTGAGGTAGGCATTTATGCACTTCCGTAAATGCAGTTTGTTAATATCAATGTTTTTACTTAGTTTTTGCAATCCATCATCAGTTGGGCTAAATGAATACCCATTTATACGTACGTATTGTAGCCAATAATCTCGGCCTTCCTGGGTATGTTTTATTTGTTCGGTAGTCATTTCAGTCATCCAGTTGCGTTTCGAGTGATTGAAATTGTACGCAAAGAATGAATCCGGCGCAAGCTTTTTTTGCGCAACATTTCAAAAAGGCGCATCTATCAAGTCGTCAGGGTCTACAGCATTGTCTATCTGTTCCCTCAAAAACCTTGCCCCGCCAATCCTAGTAAGTTTGGCTTGTTGCTCATAAGTAAGTCTGAAAGATACTTTTGGCGATTCTCCTTCATCGCTTAAAGGGGGACGGCCTTTGATTTTACTTTGATTATTTTCATTTTTTTTCATATCAATCAATTCTAATCGAATTCTTTTTTAAATGTTTTCCGTTTCTTATGGTTTTGCATGTATATCTTGCGCCATCTTTGATATGAAAATACGCATATCCTCCGCTTACTTCGTCTATAAAAATAAACTCGTTTGGAATATTAAGATATTCGGCTATTTCATAAATTAGCTCCATTTTAATCTCCTGTTGCGTATGCGTTTTGAAGTTGGCTTATTGTCGGACAAAAACATCTTGGCGTCAAGCTTTTTGTCCGACTTTATTCAAAAAACCGCTTTTTTTGTCGGACAGAAATCATGTTTTTGTCGGACATTATTGAAAATTCAAGCCTTTTTGTCCGACTAAAATAGCAATTTTGTCGGACTTTAATCTTAATTTTGCTGATTTTGTCGGACAATAAGAGTAATTTTGTCGGACTTTAACATGAATTTTACGCTTATTGTCGGACTTTATCAGCGAAAAAGTTTGTTTTTGTCGGACAAAATGACTTGAAAACGCTGTTTTTGTCGGACAATATCAGCCAAAAACCGTAATATTGTCCGACAATATTAAATAAATCACGCTATTTTGTCGGACAATATTGCACTCTGAGCGTGTTTTTGTCCGACAAAATTAGCATTCTGATTTAGTTTTGTCGGACAATATTGTAAATCACTGCGTAGTTTTGTCGGACAAAATCAACTCATCGCACACGATTAACACAAGCCGCCCATGGGCGTTGATCGCCTCATCGATTTTGCATTGCTGCGTGTCGTCGTCATCGTCCACGTAAACGCTCACAGAGTCAATTCTGAGCCTCTTTAGCGCGTCAGCTAGGACAACCTGTGCAGGCAAGTCCGCCACGACCGCTAGCGCCTTCCTGAGCGGATTTTCAGCCACTACCGCGCTAAGCGCTTGCGCAATTCTGGCTGACCCATCATCAATCAACGAAAGTTCCCGAATTTTGTACCCCTCCTCGTTGATCTCCTCAAAATTATAAATTCGTGCCAACATCTGTAAAACCTCGCAAGTTATTGATTGTTACTTAAAGTTTCGACTCGACACTAAAAACCGTATCGAGTCGAAACTATTGTGGATTATTCCGTTATCTTAAAAATCAGTCAGTTAGCCATTCTGGCTTGGTTGGGGCTTCGCGCCATGCGCGGGCTTCGGATGGCTCGATAATCAAGCTGTAGCCTTCGCCAAGCGTTGCCACGCGCCATGCTGCGTGTCCCGTCATCACGCTCTGCGCCGAATTGACAATCCATGCCCTGCCATTCGTCCAAATCGTAATCAGCCTATCCTTCGGCGCATTGTCCATCGTCTGCCATTCGTTGTTCATCGTTTTGCCTTTGTTTTCAGTGTGTTAATCAAGTTTTTCCCAATATTTCAAAAGCCAGTCTACGTTCATCCATCTAATGATTGATGGCCCGTATTCGCATTTAACCTGTTGATTTTTGTACTCTAATACGACAATTATTTTGTCGAATTTGGATTTCCAACTGCCGATTAACTCGGGTTTTTCGTTGTTTTGCTGTTCGTTGCTCATCGGTCATCACCTCTTTTGTTTGTAAATCAAAATGTTGCGTTGTTTTGGTTGTTTACATGCAATTACTGTACCGGGGTTTCGGTGTTTCCGGGGTTTAGTTCCCACTATACGTGTAAATACTCTAGCACTATAATAACCGTATATATTATACGGTTTTACTTTTTTACGCGAGGGTTAGAAACAAACCCCGAAAACCCCGGAAACCCCGGTTGAAATGAACCAATTGCTATGGTTGAAATGAACCATCATGCTTTTACGACTCGCCACAAGATGACTTTTGTGTCTGGATTTATCCCTGATTTTTCGATCTTAAGCCCTGATTCAACACGATTTTCATATTTTTTAAGCCATTTCCCAAGCCGTTTTGGCTCTATGACTTCCGGGTTTCGGCTTGACGCCGCCACTTCCAATACTGCCGATTTTAAATCAGCATGAACTGATAAAACGCACTCCGATACCACCTCGGCAACTGACCGCGAGTCGCTCCTAAATGATTGGTGCCAAAGCGTTATAACTGCCGATAATTCAGCCGAAACAGGGTCTGCCCGGTCTATGCGTTCGCGGGTTATATTTGGATCAGGTTCGCCAAGCCATACTAGCGCGGATCGCACTAAATCGCTCCAATCTTCAAAGCTTCCGTATGGGCTAATAGGCTGTTTTGGCTTTCCCGCAACGTGGTATGCGCGTAGTATAGTCAAAGCCGCGCTAATCAGCAGATGTCGATTATCTGGAATCCACTCGCGGAGGTTTAATTTAAAGCTTAAAGCATCTGGCCTTTCGCATTTCGGATCAATCCGGCATAGTAAAGCCCTTCGCGTCATGTCACCTTGAAATACTAGATTGTTACCAGTCGCCAAAAAAGTTGAATTAGTTGGGAGATCAACATTTCGTGATTCACCTAATACTCTAGTCGTTTTATTTATTGATGCAAGCATAGTGCATATAAAATCGCCTTTAATCGGCCTTTCCACGTTGTCTATACATACCACTGGGGCGGATCGCATAAGCATTGCGCCAAGTCTTTTTTCATCCTCCGCTTCGTCCCATCCTTGCGAGATCATCGCCGCCGTTCGGCCTGTCGCTATAAGCGCTACCACGTCGGCCAATAGGCTTTTACCGCTTCCCGCCTTTGGCGCGTCAAAAGCGTGTAACGGGGCAGTATAAATAGACCGCCTAGATACTGCCGTCAATATTGCCGATAACACCACCGATAAATCTTCCGGCTCAGTAAAAGGAAACTCGCTTAGCGGTGTTTTGAGGTATTTAATTGCAGCCTTTGCATGGTTAAATGTCGGTTTTTCCAATACTTCTACTGGCTTTCCTTGATAGTCAACATATATCCCAGATAACTCGTCATATCCATGCTCTGTTATGATTGTTCCGTCCCGTCTTATAGTTGGGCATTCTGATATACCTACTATGTGCTTAACTTTCCATTCTCCCACCATTGATAAATAAGTTTCTGAGACTTTTGAAGGGCAGTCTATGGTAACCCATTCCTTTTCTACTTTGCTAAACTTCTTATATACTGCCGTCCTTGTCATTTCCTTGCCTAGCCAATTATTGTCTACGCCACCTAATACAACGGAGCCAATAGGTATTATTGATCCTTTCCCTTCGATTAAATTACTTAGTTTGTATGGCCTTACTAGCTCACCTTGCCTTTGATATATCTCAACTCCGTGGCTTATTAAAGCGGTTTCCGCTGCCGTGATTGTTTCCGGCAGTTGACCGCCAATTACTTTAATGACTGGCCTTCCTTCTTCATCATCATCCATATAATCCTGATAATCTATGCCCGGCATAGCAATGACGTTGCTCGGCGGGTCAACGGGAATTCCCGTAGACCTATCTTGCTCCGATAGTTTCGACTCAACACCAATTGCCTTGTCAATCGCCGCATTCACCGCATCCGCCCCTTTCTCGGCCCATAAATCCCACATATCAGCCTTGCGCCCTATGTTCGGCACGGCGACAAATCCGCCCACGGCCTGCGCTGCCGCGATGGCGAATGACATGCCGGGATTGCGTATGTCGCACGCGGGCAAATCGTCGGCGGTAGGCTCAGATGGATAGGGTTTTTGGTCATCATCGGCTAGGATAGTGATTACAGCCCCCGGCGCAGCCAGCTTGCGCACAATCCGCGCAACGGCTAAAAGCTGACCTGATGTCATGGCCGCGACGCACGGAATGTCTTTTGAGTCCGCCACCGCTTTAACCGTGGATATGCCCTCGCCTATGCCGACATGCGCCGCTCCGCGAAATTTTCCGAACGGGTGGAATTTTCCAGAGGGATCGCCCCCCGCGAGGAAATCTTTTTCGCCCTCGCCGTTAATCGCCTCGATAGTCCAAATCCTGCCATCCTCGCCGTACATCGGCACTAGCAGGCAATCCGCATAGCCAGGCCATGCGGGTTTATTGCGCGTCGCTTTGGCCCTTTGGGGCCATTCCCCGCGTCGTATTAGTGGGCCGAGGTCTAGGCGCTTGCGGATTGCGTAGGGATGTTGAGCGGGATCAAGCTTGGACGCGTTGAGTATTGCCATCGCTTTAGCCGATGCCCTGTCAAACCCCGCTTTCCGCTCATCATCGCGGACTTTTTTCTCCGCTTCGCATTTTTTGCGGAATGCGGCTTTTTCGGCTTGGGTATATTTTTTACCCTCACGATTTAATTGCCATACCCCATATAACCCTGTTGAATAATCCCCGTATATTCCACCTTCCATGTCATTGAATAGTTTGCACCATGCGGCGTCATCCGTGTCTTTTTTGTCCTTGCTTGGGAATCTTATTTTCTCCCCCGGCGTAATAGATTTAGGGGGATTTAACCCCGCATCCATCATCGCCGCCCTAAACTCATCAATGGCGTCGTAGGCAGGCCGTCCGGCGTTCCCGGTATTATTAGACATTATGCGGCCTGCTAGGCTTGGATTTGCGACTGTGATTGAATAGCTTTCAGATTGTCCGAATGACGCTTTTTAATGGCCTTAACTAGTATATTATTACACTCGGAACATGATCCGCTTGTAGTATATCGTTTTGTTATATGCCCATTGATACATGGCTTACCCGTGAAATAGTATTGAGATACTTTTTGCATGGCTTCTCGGCGAGTTTTTGGTAGGTTTTCCATGGTGTTTACTTTATTGGACATTGATGGTAAGATGTGATTTTACAGCAAAAAAACCAGATTACAAGAGGAATTTATGACAAACAAATCAACGCCTTGCGCATGGGCTATCGCGTACAAAAAGGGCGAGCCTTACGGCCTTGCAACATACGGCGATTGCCCGCTGTTAGATAGTGAGATACAGCGCATGGGCGGTACTGCGCATAAAATGCCGCTTTATGCTGAACCCGCGCTATGCTGGACTAGCGAGAAACCCACTAAACCCGGATGGTATGCGTGGACAACGAAAAACGGCCCAATGAACCCATACTTAACGTGTGTATATATTGATGATAATGGCGTATTAATCGCAGACATGAAAGACGGCGACTGGGAACATGATATGCCTTTGCGCGAAGTCGCAGACCGCGAATGGTACGGCCCGATACCGCTATGAAAAAACCATTCAAGCGCCATTATCCAAAACCCACGCCTAGCCCTGCAATGTTAAAAAAGCAGCAGGCTTTGTTGAATGAATTATATGGGAATAAAGACAAGAAAAAACCCACTGATACTACTAAATAACAGCGGGTTTATGCCGGTTTTACTGGGCTTAATCCCTTATCAGGAATTCATCAATCGCATGGCCCTGCTCTAGTAGTGCGCTAATCCAGCGTGGTTTTAGTCCACGGCCTGACCATGTGTTTTCTGGATTCGCAGGGTCACGGTATTTTGCGGGTAGATTATCGGCTTTTGGTTTTCTGCCAGCCCCGGATGATTCCGTTGCCGTATGCGTAGCCGTTGTTGCCGTGTTGATATTCAACGGCGGCAAACCAGCGGCAACCAAAATGGCGTTTTCCTGTTCGTGCGCAATGCGCTTGCGTTCAGCAATTGCGGCGCGGGCTTGTTCGCTGGCTGTTCTCAGGATTTCGCTGAATTCGACTTGGCCGAGTTATTCGATAAACCCTTGCACGGTGGCGATAATAAATTTTTTCCGCTTGTTTTTAATTGTTTCTGCGTATTCCTCAAACGCCGATTGATTGTCTTCGTCGCCGTCAATCACACTATGAATCGGGGTTGTTTCGTTTTCAATTGGATCAAGTTTTATTTTCTCATTCATGGTATTCACTTTTTTGTTAATGTGCGATTTTGCACGGTTATTATGTATTCTTCAAATGCCTCTTGCCTAGCCTTTTCTACTAATTCATAGATGTATTCCCCTTCTAGTTTAATCGCAACACGTTCAGCAAATGCTGATCCATCGCCCTCAATCGGCTTTTGCAAGCCATGCGATTTAACCATCGCGTAAAATGCCCGAATGTCTTTTGTTAAGCTTGATGGTTCGGGCATTATCCTCCACCCCAACAAACAAACGCCGCAGATTCTGACAAATCAAATTCTTTAGGCTGTTGGTTTAAGTCGTCTTCCGGTATGTAGTTGCACCTTTTCAGTAATTGCAAACGCGCATCTTCTACACTCGGTGAAATTGCAAACATTATTCCGCTTGTGTAGTCTGTCAGCACATTTTCCCACACAAAAACTTTCATTTTATTTCTTTTCATATCTCACCCGTTTGTTTAACATGCCCCGCCCTAATCCCCGCCGCAATGCCCTGTAGCACCGCCTCGCCCCATGCTTCCGCTGTAGGCTCTGGTATATGCCCATCGGCATAAAGCATCGCTATACGCGCCTCAATCGGCGCACGGCACATGACTATAACCCCGCCACGGCTATTTTCCATGCAAACCGGCGTCTTGCATGGGTTTTCCGGTGTCCATGTGCAGGATTTACAAACTTTATCGGCTACTTTCTGCATGTCCAATCTCCTGTTAGAATTTTTCGTAATTCATTGTTTTTTCTCAAATTTCTTGCAAACGTGATCCAAAGTATCCCATCATCTAAACTCCCCAGTCGCGGCGCGGGATTCTTGTTTTTCTCCGCACTCGATAATCCCCGCATTTAGCGTAGGCATGGCGTGAATGCAATTTTGGCATTGAATAAATGCGTTGCCGCATGTATCAAAGTATTTTAAATATTCTTTATCTGGTTTTTTAATGATTTTTGCAATCATCTTAAAATACCGTGCTTTTTTAGCATTTCTTCAATCTCATTAAAAGCATCATCAGGTAATTTTTCGTAATCGTCTACGTCAATTGCTTTTATTCTTAATGATTTTCTTGTTCTTATCCTTATTTTATCTTCTGCTTCTTTTTCTTTTTTTATTCTTTCAATGTCTTCAGTAGTAGCCAGCCTTGCATAGCCTCTAATATAATTCCTTTTTTCTCCTAACTCTCTTCCATCTGACTTTCGGAATATTCCACTACTAAAGCATTAAAATTGTTTTTGAGTTACCCTACATACTGTCAATAATCTTCCGTTTACAATAACATAATCTCCGCTTTTAATGTTTTCTAAGCTCATTTCATCACTCCTTTAATAAATCGGAAAAATCGACTTCAAGCGCCATTGCGACGCCTACGATCATTTCTAAATCAGTAGGTGCGCCATTTTTTATTTTACGGTATGTGTCTTTGCTAATCCCGGCCCTTAAATAAACATCGGCACTTTGCAAATTCCTTTTTGCCTGTTTAATGCGGACGTTCTCCGCTATTTCTTTGTATATGGCGTCCGTTAATTGACGTCGCTTTATTAAATCTATTTGTATTGGTTGCATTTTTCGCCTCATGTGTAATTTGACTCGCATCTTAAAGCCGTCATTATGCTGTGTCAAGCGTTTTTTTATTGATGATCGTCGTCATTTTATTATTGACATCCGCGTTTTTGCGGTTTAAGCTTTCCTCGCATTGAAACACAACGGGAGATTGAAGGTGTGCAAAATTAAAGACTCGCTCAATCAAGTAATTGAGCAAAATTCGCTTGAAATAAGCGAACAAATAGAGCAAATCATCGTAGACGCATGGATAGAACAAAATCCGATTTGCGATGAATTGAGCGATTACACTGACGTGCCATTTTAGGGTGACGAGATGACAAAAGAAGATGTTTTAAAAAAGCTGGTTGATTACCAAAACAACAAAGACACAGAATCTGCGCATAGGAACGCGGATAACGCACTTTGTGATTTTTTAAATGATCTTGGTTATAGCGATGTTGTAGCCGAATACAACAAAGTTATAAAATGGTTTGCGTGATAATTTGGAATATTTGGAGTTTAAAATGAGTAATGAACTAGCAACAACAAAACCGCAAAAGCGGGAACAGCAGATAAGGATATTGCAGAATAGCCTTTATCCCGGCGCAAGCCAAGAAGGGGTCGAACTGGTTTTGCAATATTGCGAGTTTATGGGCTTGGATGTAATGCTTAAGCCGGTTTACCCAGTCCCGATGTGGAATAAAAACACAAAATCAATGCGCGATGTGGTAATGCCTGGAATAGGTTTATATCGCATACAAGCTGCTCGGACAGGGCAATATGCCGGTATTACAGAGCCTGAATTTGGCCCCGATGAAACTCAAAATTTATCCGGTGTTTCTGTGACATTCCCTAGATTTTGCCGCATTACTGTCAAGCGGGCTATGGGTAATGGGGTAATTGCTGAGTTCGCCGCTGTAGAGCGATGGATTGAAAACTATGCTACAGGCGGGAAAGACACCGCGGCACCAAATGCAATGTGGCTGAAACGCCCATACGGCCAGTTAGCAAAATGCGCCGAAGCGCAAGCTTTACGCAAAGCATTTCCCGAAGTCGGCGAAGCGCCCACGGTCGAGGAAATGGAAGGAAAAGCGATAGAAGGCTATGCTGAAAGGCTTGATAAGCCGGCGGCTACGACTAAGCAAGAAAAAACCGTATTGCCGCCATGGCCGGATGAAAACTTTGCCAGCACAAAAAAAAGATATGTAGAAACAAACGGCAGCAGGACGCCTGATCAGATAATTATGACGCTATCGGTTAAATATACGCTATCTGACGAGCAAAAACGGCGTATACGGGATTTAGCCATTATTGAATCGGTTATTGATGAGCCGCAAGAAAACCCCGTCATAGCCGCGCTAGAGCGCGCAATAACTGACGCGGAACATGTGGACGATGTGCTAGAGGCTATCAGCGTAGCAAGCGACTACGTGCAATCTAAAGCCATAACCGCCGACGAATTCGCGGCAATACAACAACAGGCAGAAGACAAAAAAGAGGAGTTACTAGTATGAGCAGTATTGATTCTTTTAAGATGTTTTTTAAGTATTCAGACACAAAAGAAGAAGTAATGAAACAGCTAGGCTATGCAACATTTGGATGGTTTGGCGAAGGAATTAGCGAGAATGATTTTGAAGAAATTATTCTTGAAGCATTAAAAAGAGTTACTGAATTAAACACGGAGTATTTTAAATGACATCTGTACAAGTCAACATTCAACAAGGCACGCCCGAATGGCACGATTTAATAAGCCGCACGATTGGCGGTAGCGAAGTCGGGATATTGTTTGGTCTAGGCCACATTACCCGAGATGAATTGATACGGCAAAAAGCTACAGGCATTGTGCCGGAACCTAGCGAATTCCAGGCCGCGTTATTCGCCAAAGGCCATGAAATTGAAGATTTTGCCAGAGAATATATTGGGGATTTATACGGCGATGAGTTTTTCCCCGCTGTTTTTTTGGACGAAGACAACAAATCCCGCGCTTCATTGGATGGCATAAATTTAGCGGGTGATACCATTATTGAGATTAAAACCATCAATAAGAAAAATAAATCTTATGCGATGGCGGGAGAAATTGATCCCATGTATATACCTCAAGTGGTATATGGAATGGGCATGTCGGGCGCGGAAAAATGTTTGTTTATTGTGTCAGACGGTATGCCAGAAAGCACCTATTATGTGCCCGTTCAATTTGATATTGGATGGTTTGAAACAATCCAGTCAGCCATTACCCAATTCTGGCTAGACGTGGACGTATACCAGCCAGAACAATCTAAACCTGAACCTGTGCTAATGCCAGTTATGCAATTGCCTGCGCTAAATATCCGTGTTGCTGGTGATATTGCCATATCGTCAAATCTGGAAACATTTGGCGACAAGTTGACTGGGTTTATTGCTGGTATTAACCGCGATCCTCAAACCGATGAGGATTTTGGAAACCTTGAAACAGCAGTTAAGACATTGAAACAAGCGGAGGACGCGCTTAAAAAAGGCATGGATTCAGCGCTAGGGCAAACATCATCAATAGATGATTTGATTAAGCGAGTTGAGTATTTCATAGATTGCGCAAGGAATGCTCGGCTATCGGCTGAAAAACTGACAAAAACCCGCAAAGAGGAAATCAGAAATGAGTTAATCATTGCCGCCAAAAACGAGTATGCGAAATATTGCGCAAGTTTGGAAAGGGAAATTGACCCAATCAAGTTAATGTTGGTTCAACCCGATTTTTCGCAAGCAATAAAGGGTGTTAAAACCATGGCGAGCCTGCGCGACAAGCTAAATACCTCACTGGCTAATGCTAAAATATTGGCAAGCGATACCGCCGCTGATTTGCGGGTTAAACTGGCATGGTATAAGGAAAATTGCCTGTCGTTCAACTACCTGTTTGGCGATTTAAAGGATATTATTCGAAAGCCGTTGGATGATTTTAAGCTAAATTGCGAAAGCCGAATTGAACGGCATAAGCAGGCTGAACAGGAAAAGGCGAAAGCATTGGCTGAAAAGTTGGCCGAGCAAGAACGCGAAAAGATACGGCAGGATGAAGAGCGCAAGGCGCGTGAAGATATGCGGATTGAACAGGAACGCGAACGGGAAAATCAAAAAGAAGTTGACAGGTTTGAAAATGAACAATTAAAAAAACAGAAAGAACTAGAATCATTTGATTTTGAGATGTTTAGTCTTTTTGATAAAGAGTTTAGAAAGTTTGAAAATCAACCATCTAAAAAAGAAAGAGCGGATCAAGTCGAATCCGAGTTATCCGACGAACAACGAATCCGGGCCATACTACAATCCATAGCTGATAAAGGCGAAGGCCAAGAAGTCGATAGGCTTTGGGAAGCGTTTCAATTGGGCGTTCAATCTGTGATACAGGGGATTTAAGATGACTTTTTTGAATGTTTACATGTTTTTTGTGTCTGGCTTAATGATTTGGCATTTTTTCAACGGGATGAATTTCAAATCTTTAATGAATGATTGGGTTTTAACAGCCGTTTTAACTGGACTTTATTTTGTTAATGGAGTGTTCAAATGAACCTAATCGACATAATCAAATCCGGCCTTGAAGAAAGGGGATATTCAGGTCTTGTAATTGATGGTTTATGCGGCTGTCAGCTAAGCGATTTGTCGCCAGCCAACTGCTTGGGCTGTATGTGCAAACCCGGTTACAAGCATTCCCATTCGAAAAGGCCGGAAGACTGGATAATAAGCGAGACAAAAGAACCGGTTTCCGATGATGAAATCGAAGAAATTATTAAGTTTTGTTGATAGGAGTTTTCCATGATTATCCACAAAATAGAACCATCCACTCTATTTATCGCAGGATTTGCATTATTTGCAATTTTTGCGATATTGGAGAATGATCCAAAAACCCAAAAAACCGCGCTGGCTATAATGGCGGTTTATGGTTTGCTGGCCTTGATTTTTAACTTTCCTAGTGCATGAGGTGTTGAAATGGTCGAAGTATTGGAGTTTGTGTTTACATCGTTCTGGACGTGGGCAGGAACAGTTATCCTTGTTGCCACGTTTGGCGCATCGTTTGCGCAGGTCTTTAACGCTTTAAGGGGGAGATAGATATGATTTATCCAAATGAACCCATGTTTACAACAAAGCCTTTTGAGTGTATGTCGCAACGCGATTACATCGCAGTCATGGCAATGCAAGGCATTTTGGCTAATGCATCGCTTGGAATTGAATTAGATAGTGATGAAATTGCAAGAGTTGCATATGAACATACCGAATCACTGATCGAAGCCAGCAAACAGAAATAACTACCATGACCGCACTACGCACAGCATTAGTATTAGCAGGCATACGCGATCCAAAAACTCCCGTATGCCCGTATTGCGGTCATACTGCTGAATTGGTTAATGGCGATGTAATTTACCCGCATAGGCCAGATTTAAAGTCCAAGAAATTCTGGCTATGCGAACCATGCCATTCCTATATCGGATGTCATGGCGAGACTGACAGGCCGCTAGGTACGATGGCAAACCACGCCACGCGGATTGCTAGGCAAGCCGCGCACAAATCGTTTGACAGGATATGGCAAGGCAGGCATTTGAGCCGCCACCACGCTTACAAGTGGTTGGCTGAAATGCTAGGCGTCGAAGAAATCCACATAGGCGAAAGCGATGTTGCCATGTGCTTGAAGATTAAGACAATAGCAGACGGGTTTTTTGACTAAAAAAATTGGTTATGATCCCATGACCAGTAACCCGATGGCCCGCCAGTAAATATGGTTGCGCCGTAGTTCGCTGTACAAGATGAATTCGGCATATGAGCATGAAACCACAGCAACGTATTTGGGGTAAATGAAAACATAATCCCGTAATCAGTTCCGTCTATTATCATCCCCATCGTTCCGGCGTCAAAATCAACATACGGTATTATTATCATGCCAGTATGGGCGTTAGCTCCATAACCGCTGGTATATGTCGTATTAAATGCCTTTCCATGGCCATGGTCGCTAATCAGCAAACCCCAGTTATTAACCCCAGGAAAAAATCCAACCGTAGCAAGTTGCCAAGAATTACCCTCGGAAAACCCAAGCGATATACCGTCTGGTGTGTGATAATTATCTACAGTAATCTTTAAGCAATACTTACCACTTGACCTTGCTAATGTGCTTGGGCAACTAGATCCACTAGCAGTAGATGTCAAAGTCAAATTACCGTTAGTCAGCGTGGTGTTTGGCCCAATTTGAGTAGGATCAAAAGTAACATAAGACACGCCTCCCCCGTCACTATTCATTGTATAAATCATATTCGTTCCCATTACCATTATGATGTCCTCGTAGGAAGGAATGTCGCAACAAATACCGCCGCATTTGATGCCGATGCGGGGGCTATGCAATCAAAATTGTCGCCTATTGCAAAATCAGTTGCTGTCACCGATACTGTCACAGTGCTTGTGCCTATTGTGATAGTACCTATTGACGTGCCATTATGTCGAAGAGTATATACCTCGCTTATAGCTGCGTAAGTATAAACCTTAACGTTATTAGCTACCGTTGTTATTCCAAGGTTTGTCGGTAAACTCCAAGCAAAAACCGAGTTGTAACACATGATTGAACTTGCATTGCCAGCCGCCGAGAGACAACCGATTTGCATGTGAAATGAATTGGTGCTTGATACCCCATTTCCCCAAGCCAAATCCCACTTACTCGTGCCGTCGCTTATCAGAACCAACAATCCACGCGGCGCGACTATAGGGGAGTTTCCACCGATAGTATCTGATCCAGACGCAACAAGTGATATTGTGTTGGTGCTTGACGCGGTTCCAGAGGTATCTAATACCAGCAACATTTTACCCGGATTAACCGAATTGGCAAGTGGTAATGTAACTACTCTAGCCGCGCTTAGCGTGCCTATTTGTTCCAGTATTGTTGTCGCAGATAATGCCGTGACATTGGCATTGTTAAAGGTTTGACGGGATTCGATTTTCATGTTCTGTCTAGCCAATAATACGCTAGACAAATCGCTTAAATTACCTGCAACCGTCAAATAACTTCCGCTTGCTGTAGTGTATGAAAAAACAATCCAGTTTCCAGTTCCATCGCTAACTAACGAAACACTGCCATTAGGCGCGATAATGGATTGATTACCTATAATGGTGTCTGATCCAGATGCAGCCAATACAATTGAATTGGATATTGAAGCGGTTCCTGATCCGTCGATAATTAGTAATTCTTTTCCTGGATTGACTGAATTGGCAAGCGGTAAAGTAACTGTGCGGCTTGCGCTCATTGTGCCGATTTGTTCGGCAACCGTGGTTGCGGGCAATACTGTTACGTTAGCATTACTAAAAGTCTGCCTAGATTCAATTTTAATATTCGCCCGCGATGTCAATATACTATCAACGTCGGCTAAGTTTTGAGCCTTCTGCAAATACACACCGCTGGATATGGCGCTTGCAATGTCTGTTGCTGTTATTGCGCGTGGAGCCAAAGGCCCGCTACCCGATGACGGACTGGCTAAAAACAATCCCTGCGCAAGCGTTGCGCCTGTAAATGTTAATGTGCCTGTGCCAGTGACGGGCGAACCTGAAACCGTGAAATAAGACGGTGCCGATAATCCTACGCTAGTTACTGTTCCCGTAGCCGTTGCCACATTCCCTCGTGCCGTTGTCCCATCTGCAAGCGCATACAGGGGGTAATCTCCCGTAGACGGGGTTATTATTGGCCTTTCATTTCCTTTTTGGGAAACTACGGGAAATTCATTTTGATTATTCGGCATTTTTATATCCTATTCAATGATTATTAAATAGCCGTTTCCGCCGTTTCGTCCGGATTTGTTGATATTTCCTCCCGCGCCTCCCGCGCCTCTTGCGTTACCGTTTGTATAATTATCCGGCCCTGGATAAACTATATTTTTTGGCTGCGATCCAGAACCCAATGCTCCCCCGCCTGCGCCAGGAACAAAACCCCATCCGTCGCCGCCATTGTTTCCCGGCTGGTTGAATGTGCCACCTACCTCATCCCCTCCCGCGCAAGTCCCCGAAACATTGCCAGCCGCGCCGCCCAATCCGCCAAGGAACGTATAAACGCCGCCTGTGACACCTGTCTGGGCTGGCAATCCGCCTATTGACGTGGCTGTTCCGTTTGCGCCAGGAAGCCCTACAGCCCCGCCTAAGCCGCCGCGTCCAAGCGTGATTGATAGCTCTACGCCGGGAGTAACGGCTAACAACAGGAATTGATTAAACTCGCCGGATGAACCCCCCGCGCCGGAATACAAAGTGGCAAGTCCGCCGCCGCCGCCGCCGCCTGAACCCATGCCTAAAACCATTATGCGGTTTTTAACCGGCGTGTAAGTTAATCCCGTCGAAACAAACCCGTATGCCGTGACTATTGGCGAGCTTGCGGTAATCCAACCAGCACCGCCGGAATTCGGATTCGTGGTATTGTTTTCAACGATGTTTTGCCAGATTGTAACTAGGTCATCGCCAAGAACTTGAGCACCTTTAGGGTAGCCGCTTATGGCGGTTGCAAAAGTGGAATTGTAGACAAAAAAAGTACCAGAATTTAGCCATCTAGCAATAGCCGTTGCCGTGTTCATTACCCCGTTAAAATCCTTACCATCCGGCGGTATGCCGCTTCCTAATGGCGGTTTTTCGGTCATTGTCAAAGGCGGAAAACCATCGGTATAACTAGCCGCGCCGGGTGTTATGCTGATTTGAGAAGGAACCGGAATGGTATTCTTTAAACCGCTATTCGCCCACGGCAATACTATCCGGGTAGGTTCGTCTGAGTGCTGCATTTTGTTATTACCTTACGCCTCGCGGCGATAAAAGTTAAAGAACCTTACTCCAAAGAGTGCCATTGTTCCAAGTATCCCATCCGGTATCTTTAAAGCCTAAATATTCATCTGTTAATAACTGGATAACCCTAGACTTAACGCCGCACGGCCTTGGAACGCAATTAGAATTTGAAAATATGGCGACCTCAAAAGGCTCTAGTGGGAATTCAAATATCAATGCCATTTGCATGTCGCCATAATCAACGCAATAGCATTTCCCGCGCCCGGCAAAAAAGAATGTTAGCAACTTATTGATTGATGGTATGCTTAAATCGGATAGATTAAGCATGGCCTTGTATTGTATTAGACTTCTATATGTATTATCGTCTAGCAAGTATTTAACAGAAGCCGGATGACCAGAGTAAAAAACCCCGTTATTCCACGTTTCGCCATTACCTTGTTTAAATCCGAAAAACTCACCATCGACAATAATATCTACTTTTCTTGAAACATCTACAATCCTGCCCCAAACGTCTAGCCCGTATGAGTTGCATGTATTTAAATTAAAAACAGAATTATAAAAGTTTTCTAAATCTTTGGTTACATTGATGTTTTTATCAAAATTTTGAACTAATCCTAAAATCTTTAATGAGTTAGCATACTGGCTTATAACATCCGAATCAGTGTAAGTATCGGCGTTTGTGCAATTTAACGGACTTGGATATCCTAAGGGCTTGTAGTAATCAACGAACTCTTTTGCCGAAGCATTGAAAATTTCTAATAATACTTCACCGTCAACGGCTAAATATGATCCATCTCCATTATCAAGATAAACAGGAATATATGCGCTAGTCATATCAATTGCACATATATGTCCGAAGCATCAATAGTCGGGTATTCGTTAATATTGACTTTTATCGACGATTGAGATGGTGTGTCTCTGCCTATTAGCAATTGCAATATCTCAACAGGCGATGACGTAACACCTATGATTGGCGGATAAAACCGGCTTGAATATAACGTGCTTCCAATGGTTGCTTTTTGCCCGCCGTCCAGCCCGTTGAATGCCGCAATAACAGCATTTTTAATCAATGTAATGATATTGGCGGGAAGCGTAGGAATATCGGCTATATTGATGACAAATTTAATCGCAACCGATGACGGCCTGAAAAATTTGACATTGTAAGTCGGCAATGGCGCAGAATAATTAGCATCCTGCACAGCTACAACAGTATCCCCAGTGTAATTGCATCCGGGTGACTTTTTAGACCATATCGCCGCCGATACCGCCGAGTCAGTACCGCCTACTACGGATATTGCAATAGAGTGCGGATTCAACGGAACAGCGCCATTGTAAACAATAATCCCCTCTACGTTTTCTGTAACGTAAGCGTCAATTATGTTTGGAACATCTAAAACCACCCCGCGAACTGCCGCCAATGGATTAAGCGAGTTTTTCCCGACCGATAGTTTACGCCTTGCCTCAAAATCGGCCCGCGTTTCCACGTTTCGGCCTAATTCGCCAGCCGTCAAATTAGTGACGGAATCCCATCCGGCTATTGATGTGTAGATCGTAGTTATTGCGCCTATCGCGCAAAATATTGGCCCTGTGACGACGCATTGAAATTGTAAAGTAACCGTTCCGCCGACTCCAATTGTTCCGCCTGTTACCGCAATATATTTGTTACCGTCCTTATCTTGGATAACAGACAATGCGGGGATTACCACGCCATTCAATCCACAGCATACCACGTCAACAACGGTTGACAATGCGGGAATTCTTTCAATTTCATATAACCGGCCTAAACCATCCTGCCAAACTCCCATGGATGTTTCCGGGTCAAACATGGCAGACATAAACAGAATTTCACTGTTTTTAGCGCCAATTGCCGCCGCTTGCGAGCTTGCTAACTGGCCTTGCGGAGTTTCAAGAGAAGTATTTAGATTACCGCCAAACGCGGCATTCATGTCCGTCAATACGCCAGCCAGAACATCCGTTTCCAAAGGCGCGACCGGCCCGGTATTTGTCCATATAATTTGCGGCACTGCGCTCATTGAATACCCCTAAAATGCGACATTGCGCAAAACCCCGTTATTGTCGATAACCCGTATTTGCCCGGTTATGCCGCGCTTTTCAACGGCTATCACGGTGCATTGCGCCTCGGCGACTTCCGGCACGGTAAGTGCCGACGCCTCGATTTGTGCCTTGAGAAGCGCAAGGGGCGGCTGATGGCCTAGCGTGTCAGTCCAGTAAGGCAAGCCTTTTGACGTGTCGTAGTAAAGCTCCCCGGCGAATAGCCGCACCGCGCTGGCTACGTCTTGCTCAATTGCATATCCGCCCATGGCGACTGCAATATTGCCTTTTTCGTCTAAAGTTAAATCCCAATTTGAATCAAGCAACAAAGTATCCATTAGACAGGAACCCCGCTTATGCCTGATCCGGGCTGAGTGTTTTTGTGGGCATGAGTGCTATCAATTGCATGGCCGTTGTTGGTTAGTTTTCCAGTCGTGTCAATATCGCCTTTGATAGTCATTGCGCCTTCATGCGTTAAATGGCCTGTAGTTTTAATATCAGTCGCGTCAATAAATACGGCTTTAGGCGAATGAACATGAATACCATCATCTGCAAATCTTACGAACTGAGAAGGCGTACCATTTAAAAACCCGCCATCATATAATCCGTCTGCCCAATTTGATTGACGTTTTGAACCCGGATTATCTAGTTTTTTTGTGCGCTTTACTCTTGATGTATCTCTATCCGCAAACGTGGCCTTGCCAATATCGCCTACTTTTGGATCAAGGATTATCGCATCCGCCCCGCCTTGCAACCTGAAATAAGGTAAATTGTGGACTATTCCATGCTGTATAGGGTTTCCGTTTCCATCCATCATATTTACCATGGGCTGAACGTCAACTAATCCTACCGGGGAAAGTTCGCCTTTATTAGTGACTTTTACCACGGTCACCAATGCGCAATAGTTGCGCCCGCTTAATATCTTATTGACATGAAACACAAGTTTATTGTATTCAGTGGAATCTGAGAATATGTCGGAAAAGCCTTTGCGCCCTGTATCAGCCATTTTTATACGATAGCTCCATATGCGTAAACCATGGCCCGTTTGGCATTTCGCATGAAATTGAATGCGTAAATGGCCCTAGTATCCATTCCCGCGTAGCCATTTTTAACGAGCTTTGCACGTTTATTTTAGTGTAATAGGTTATATCTGGATTGAATTGCATTGTGATATTCATTCCTTTTTGGCTAAATGCAGGGTATCCGACTAAACCGGTTTCCGGCGATATTGTTATTGAACTATCAAGCCGTGCGGTTTTATCCGTGTTGACTACAAGACTGCCTTTTTCCACGTTGCACCATATCCCCGCTTGGCGCGAGCATTCCCTAATCTGGCTCATTGCATCGCCGACAAAGTATGGGTTTTCAAGCTTTGGCGAAGCTCCCCCTATTTTTGTAAACCCAAGCCTGAAGTCTAATGCAATTGGCTTCAATATATCGTCGGTCGCATCGGCTATCCCTGCAATGCTAATCGTTTTGGACGGGGTGACAGTTAAATTGCCGCCTGACTGTGCGATTATCTCAAACGGCACATTAGGCTGCGCGTTGTAATTTGCCCACGCCTCAATAATCGAACCGACATAAACTTTGCGGATTCCGTTTGAGTCGCCAGCCGACAAAGTGACGGTATTCTTAGCCCTTAGTTCTGGCTGAATATAGCCTATCGTGGTTAGCCTATTCATGTCAGATTCTTTTAGTCCCCATACCCGAATATGGGCTGTACACATAGACTCTCCGCCAGGATTCGACATGTCGGCAGTCATGCGCAATCCTTTGACGCTAATCGTGTCCACTACTGTTTCACCATAAACCCCGCCGCCTATGGTAATTTCAAGCTCGATTATCTTTTGAGTAAACGAACTAGGCAAAGTCCGAAACCTCTAAATATATAAAAACATATCGGCTTCCAAGCCCTTCATATTGTGGATCGTTTTTGCCTTGAGTATCCACAAAAGCCAAACCGCCTATAAAACCGTTATAAGCATTGCGGACTATATTTAATCTATCTAGGCAAATTGATGCAGTTAAAATTGGCTTGTTTAAAACAAACAAGTCAAGAAACAATGCGGGTTTAAATAATGTATCACCGTTAATTACAGGCGGGTTATTTTTCCATCCGCCATTGGGCGTAGGCTGTTTATAGTAAACATTGATCTTGCATGATTGACCGGAAAGCAATACGTCAATCGTTTGAGATGGAACCGGATTGATAGCTATTATTTGCATTTTAATCCGTCCTGTAACTTATTCCCGGTATTCCTTTAAACCCGGAAGAATTGGCTGGTTTTGGATCAACGCTCCCTGTATTTGTCGGAGTTGCCGCCGATGCGTTTTTAGGGGATTCCGTGGTGGATGTTTGCTTAATTTCCCTCAAAGTCAATTCAGCTACGATCAAACCGGCCCCGCCGTCTTGAGTCCTGCGATAATCCAGCGCCTCGATATTATAGTTTTGATATACCGCATCCGGCGTTACTACCGAATACAAATCAAGCGATTTTCTAGCTTTTTCAAGTGCCGATAAAAAAGCAGTTCTTTTTGCGTTGCTTGCTCCGCAAGATACTCTAACTCGAACGGCATAAGGCAACCCGACTTTGTTATAGCTGGCAAACGCGCCTTTCTCTACTGGATGATCCGAAACGTGGGAAGCGCCAAGATATTCAATTCCAAGAAAGTTATCCCATACCGCGATAGGTTTATTCTTGTTGTTGAAAACTCCCCATTGCGGTACTGTAGCCATTATTCAACGCCGTAGTTAGTTACGGGAACCATTCCCCATTTGTCAAAAGCCTTGCCTATGTCGCGCATAATTCCGCCTGAATCCGTGGCCTGCGTGTGGATGTTTATCTCGCCTATGCTAGTGTCGCTTTTAATGTCGCCGCCGCGCTTATTGTTGGTTATCGGCTGAGATAGCATTGCGCCTGTCGGCATTTTAGTTGCTGCCATGGCATTTATTCGCATAATCCTTTCCGCGTGTTTTAACCGTATAATTTCGTCCTTGTCTGGATATTTTGAACGCTCATAATCGCGTAAAACTACGCTTGTGGAATCCGCCGCATTCGTGGTTTTTTTGAGTTTGTCGCCTGCCTTTTTTTCGGTATGCCTTAATTCCCAATCCATAAAAGCGATTTGCTCTTGCCTTGTAGATTTTTCCATTTCATGCCCGAATAAATCGGAGAAGTTTCCGCGCCTTGATTTATCCCATTGCGCATATCCATATCCACCACCGCCCCCCCTCTGTTTTTGGCGATGTTTAAAACCGCTTTCCCCTTCGATATTAGCAGCAATGCCTATGGCATGGTCTTTAGTCCACCCATAGCCCATAAGCTGTTCAATAGCCTCGTTTACCGCTTCATCATGCGGTATATTGCGAGTATCAGAAGCGTGTTGTCTTAATCTCTCAAAAAATCCGGGTTTTTCTTTGTCTGAGAATCCGGGTTTTTCAGATTTGTTCTCGCCATGCGTCCAGTCATATAATTTTGTCCCCAATGTTCCGATTCCATCCGGCGAGACTAGGCTATCAATCCATAGTTTTGTCTTCTCTCCGCTCAAATAAGCGAGTATTCCGGTTAAAGATACTAACGCGGCTGGCCCAAGAAATCCTATTGAGCCTAGCGCGGATGCGACCGTACCTAATGCCAAACCGAATGGAATTAAAAGCCCTGTCATATCGGCTATTTTAAGTGCAATCAATCCCTCTAAAACTGTTTTCCATCCGCCGATAGATTCAACTGATTTATCTATCTCATGCCAAAACTTTTTTAATTCAACAATGAATGGCCCAAGTGATTCAATAAACGCCTCGGCTTTTTCGGTTGCCAGTTGAAACCATTTTGGGAATTTATCATTGTTTTCATCAACCCATTTTGCGACGGCTTCAGCGCCTTTTTTAAGCCATTCAACCAAAACCTTTAACGCCGGTGCCATGGACAACAGTATCTGCTGGCCTGTCGCGGTCATGTCCTGCGCAAAATACCGCCATTCTTGCGATAGTTTGAACGCGGCTTCGGTGTCTTCTTTGGTTTGAAGATGATGCTTTTTTTGAGCTTCTACTAGGGTTTGAAATGCGTCTGAACCGTTTTTAAGAGCGTTCAAAGCATCCCCTGTAATACCCATCCTTTCCGCCCAATTGATCGCCTCACCGGCTCCAAATTTGTCAGAAATGGCTTTAATGATGTCGGCCCGGCGCATCAATTCATCATCCGCTGATTTTGCGCCGCCGATATTGTATTGAACGCCAGCCCTAGCCGCCGCTTGAGCCGCCGCAAGCATTTCGTCCGAAGGCCCAAAACCCTCCTTAAACCGGGCTATCTCGGCTTGCTCGGACTGCAAAGCGGCGATGATAGCCGCGCCCGCGCCCTCCTTAGCCGTGGCAATTTCAGCGGCTTTGCTGTAGGCGTCCAGTTTGTCGGTCGCCATGTCCAGATTTTCGGCAGTCAGTTTGAGCGCCGAAGCTTGGGAAATGGTATGCTCTGTGAAGTTTTTAAGCCCCATCCCTGCCGTGAACAGGGCAAGCAAGCCCAATGCCTCGTTGCGGATCTTTGCCAAACCTTGCGCAAGCCCTTTGCTTCGCTCTTCCGCTTCCTTGGCGCGTTTTTTATCCGCATCGGCCAGTTTCTTGGCAGAATCCTCGACTTTCTTGCCGGTTTCTTGCGCGGACTGGCCTATCTTCGCCTGTGCGGTTTCCGCTTCCTTTGCCCCGCGCTTCATTCCTTCCGCGTTTAGGCCAAGCATTACGATAAGCGAGTCAATTACTGTTGCCATGTAACCATTACTTTTGCTTGTTTAACAGCTTATAATTGAATGCGTCCACGGCGATAATCTCAATCATATCGTATACATCCTCCGTGCTGTATACGGTATCTAGCTCGTTTAACGTGGCTAGTTTGTTTGAGATAATAGCCCCGACATGGCCCGGCACATTCTCATAATCCATTAAATCCGGCCCGGATTCGCTTATGCCAAAATCTATTGGCTTTCGGTAGTAAAAAAACCGATATGCAACATTAAAACCTCCTTTTGAAGCTTGAAGATAGTTAATACCTCTTCAATATCCTCATCAATTAAATGCCGCACAATTTCCGGCATTTCTGGGTTTGGCAGTATCTGGACGCATTCCATTAGTTCATCCATGAGCGGAATCCCAATATCAGGCTTTATGTTGCTAAGGGCGTTAATGCCCATCGCAGCAAGCCCCGCCATGCCTTGATTTTCCAGCCCTTCCGGTATATCAATTCCGCCGTTCGCCATCCCGAACAATGCGCGACAAGCCCAGTTATGGGCGCGTCTGGCTGAAAATTCAGTGATTAAAAACCGCTTTCCCTCATCGCGGTTTTTATCGTGAATGGTTATCGTAACCTGTTTTCTTGCCATGATTAAATCGGACTCCTAAAGATGTTTTGAAAGGTTATCTCAAACTTTCTATCTTCGACTGTTTTTTTCAATTCTGGAAATGGCGTATATTCTGTCAGTCCTCCATAAATCATCATGTACTTTTGCCTGATACCCGGTACAATCAAAACCGCATTTGCCGCAAATGATTGTTTTGACAATTCCATTGCGTTAAACCAAACATCATACATATCAATTGATTCTGAGAACGATCGATATGAGATCGTGATTTTTTTAGGCTGCGGAGTAAAACCCATTCCCATTAAACCATCGACGCCCATCGACACTTCCGTAGGATTTATTGGTTGTGCTATTATGGAAGCATCAACGCCAAAACCTTGTTGCGGTACAAAAGCATCAAATAGCCCGACTATTTGAAGCGAAAACGCGGAGTTTGCATTGTCTAGTGTCCTGATTGCCATTTCAATATCCCCTTAAAGAACCAAAACCGAAGCCATGTTAATTTTATGGATGCCGCCGCCGCCCATATACCAGAAATTCACGTTTTTAGGCCCGCGCAAGGCCCGCTGTTGCGGACTCATGCGCAATACTTGTAGATACCATCCGCGAGTCGATAGGATCGTATCAATTTCTACGCCTGCTGCGTTATTGACCTCGGCTTTTTGCAATGCCGACAGCGTGATATTGGGACGGATTGCGCCAAAATTGACAGCGGCGTTAATTGGATCGAGTGCCGCGCCTTCGATAAGCGAGTCACCTTGCGGGTTATCGGGGATAGATGCAACCGTGGTAAGCAGGCTCATGAATGCTAATTGAAAGGCGTTATTCAGCCAAATCTCATTAACGTAATCATCGGCAAATAGATACTCGCCTGTTACCTGACCGGGGAACATGAATACAAAATTGTCATTTGCCGTGGCATAAGCGCCATAAGCGTTATATCCATTAGCGACTAAGTTATCCATCGCCGTCTGATTCCCTACGTCTGCGGGCAATCCGGCTTGATGTTTGAACGCAAAATCAATCCGGCTATTGAATCGGGTAAAATCAATACTGCCAACGCAACCTAAAACAAAGGCCATTTTTAGCGGTAGGCGGTTGGCAAGGGTATCGCTCTGCTGTGCGACGCATGACGCATCGCCGGTAATGGCGAATATGCCGTTTGATTGATTTGCCAGCATTACTGGCCCAAATGCCGTGGTATTGTTTGCCACTATTGCATTTGCGTCGGTGTCCCAAACGACATACATATAGTTTTCGTTTTGGGTTTGAACCCATGCGGCAAACGCCTCTTTTTCAGACAAAACAGGCTCCCAAGTCGTGCCGAACGAAGCCCAATTGCGGGTAATATCCACCACCGAATCCATAAACGCGCCGGGTTCTGCCGCATCCGCGCCTTGGCTCAATACCGCGCCCGTGGCGACGGTCATTTTCAGCGCCGTGGCGAGTGTGCCAGTGCAGGCCGTAATCGTGCTGGTAACGCCAGTGGTGGACGACGTGAACACATAGGCATGATGGATCGCGTCATATGATACCGTGCCGCCAAGCCCTGTGAATCCTGCCGCGATAGCGGTCGCGCCTGCTGAGAAACTTGCCACGCCGGACAGGCTTATGCTTGACGAGGTATGGACAACGCCGTCAATCGTGAGTATCAACGTGCCAGACAGCGCGTCAAGCTGCGCGATGGTCATTGCCGCAAGCGAACCGCCGCGAACGTAGGCATGGACTGCCGATTCCGGGTATTGCGCAAAATACAGCCGCCCCGGAGTCTGAGTTTTGTTGTCGAATCCTTGGAAAACTACTTGCGCCAGCGCATACTCAAGCGACGATGGCCCGAAATAGGCCGACACGTCCGCCGCGATTGAAAACGGCATGACCTGCCCGATTGGAACCGCCGTGCTTTGAGTAAGAATGATCGAATTCAACGCAAGCGGATTACCGCCCGCGCTGATTACGCCGGGATTGATCTGGACTATTGCGCTTGCGGGGATTGTCATTTATGAATCCTGCTAGGGGAAATGCAATATCATCACGACATTGCGGAACGCCTCACGGCGAGTTTAAGGTATTTCGTAAAACGTGGTCGCTATTGTATCAGCCGCCGCTTGCGGCAATACTATGCTTGGGTTTATTTGCAATTGCGCCTCGAAAGTCCATCTTTCTTCATATTGCGCTTCACCGTCCACTATTGGCATTTGATGCGCGTCTGTCGCAAATAATGGCGTTATGACTGTATTTTCCATGTTTTCAATACCGTATTGATCGCGGATTAGCATGTATAGGGTATTAGCCCTATCCCCGCTGCCCAATCCATAACAATCAACCTGTATATCGTATTGCGCTGGCCTTAATACTGTCCGCGCCGTGGTTTTATACGGCAATGCGGGGGGGGTAGGCGTGTGCGTAGTGTCGGCATAATTCGATATGGTTTGCGACAATGCGGTATTGCCGGACGGTGTTATCGCAATAAATGGCCCTTTCGGCATTGCGGCACGATTAACCGGCGTCCTGATAACCTCGCAATCGACCAATGACAATACATAATTGCGGAATGCCGTTAATATCTGATCTTCCGTAATATTGGCAACTATGGCGGTCATTATGTATCAGTTTGCATTGTAAGCGCCAAACAACACCAATCCGCCCATCGTTCCATGACTAGCGTGACAAGATAAGTCTTGCCGTCAATTAGAATCAAATCGCCGCCTTTCCCTAATACTCTAAACATGCCTTCATAATTTCCATTAAGATAAAGCTTACATGTCACGCCTTGTATACCAAGTCCCTCTAGCCTTTTAATATCACTTCCTGATAATGACTGCCTGTCACCCATCGCATAAACATTATGGTATTGCGGTACTTGCCTGCCTGTTCCATCCATGACATAACCAGTTGAAACGAATATTGTTAATCTTTTATTCGGATTAACTGAGCTTGTGACCGCGTTTGCGATATTACGCAGATTCATTAACTTTTACTTCTCCTTGGATATTAACTTCGTAACCTACAGCCCGCAACAGATTTTTGGAATCCAGCAAAATCGCCTCATTGATACCCGATGCGCGTTCACCTTCCGCGACACGCGCCGCCGCCTCGCCCACGGTTTTTCCTGTGACTCGGAAATTCGAGCCGCCTTTTTTGCGCATCATGCGCAACATCCGGGTAATTTCTGACAGGGGAGGGCTATCAGTATCGACCATGGACTGCTGTAGATTATCGCCAATCCTTTGGCCCATTAGTGCCAATACTTTCGGGAAATCGTAATTCGTTTTGACCAGAGCTTTTTCCATCCATGCGCCCCAATACATCGAATCACGCTTTACCATGATCGTGAAAAACGGCCTACGCGGAATACTGGCTGCTGGTGCGCCGAAATTTTGGATTGCCGCTACCATCGGGGCGGACGCATTGTTATCATGTCCGCAAGTCGAGTTTTCCAAAAACCCGACTCTAACCACGTCATTGTATTCGGCTTTTTTCGATAGATACTTTAGCATCACATCGAGTTGCTTGCCGCCTTTAATTTCTACGGTTGCCATTCGCCCGCCTCGATAGCCGGAAAATACTTGCTTTGCGCCGGAACCGAACGCCCTGGAACATACCTCGCCATTCTAAATCGAGCCGACGCCTGCCAATATGCCGCGCCGTATTTTGTTTGAATATACCACGCTTGTGAACCCGTAACCGGCCCCATGTCCGCAGATACTGTCACGCTGCCCTCTGTTGCCGAGTTAATGCGCCCGACTAGGCCGCTTGAAGGATTGCCGTTTGTGCCGTAGTTCAATGCCGCAATATGCGCTGTAAGCATGTTAAGCAATAGCGCACGTTGCGACAAATCAATAACCGGGCTAGTATCTGTATTATCAAGATACATTGTCGCTTCCGTGAAAAACTCTGCCGCCAAATCCGTATCAAGTTGATTGAATTCCGGGTATCTGGCAAAGAATTTGTTTACATCGAAAGCGACAATGCCCACGGCTTAATCCTTTTCGGTGGCCTTTACCACTCCGGAAGCGGGCTTGTCTTGGTCAACAGGCTCTAAACCGGTTTTGTTTTTGGCCC